CGCCATCGGTGGCGCGGCACCCCTACAGGGCGCGGCTCAGGCGGCGTGGCTTGCCTACGCGACGCCCACCGGCCTCGCAGTGTTGCAGGGCTCGACGCTGGCGTCGGCAGTAATGCGGGCCGCGGCCATCGGCACGGGCGCGATGGCCGGGCAAACGTTGGCTGGGCTGATCGGTCAGGCGCCCATCACGGGTTTCGTACCGCTCACCGCGGTAGTCCTGGGCGGTTCGCTCGCCCAGGGCGCGATTACTGGCGCCGTAGCGCTTACCGGCATCGCAGGCGACGTCTTCAGCACTTCGGTGTCGGCGGGCAGCCTAGGTGGCGCCGGCAGCCTGGTCGGCGTGAGCCTGGCGGGCTGGTTCAGCTATGCCGGTACCGGGCGCATCATGCCTATGTACGGGGCCGCGCTCGGGTTCTCGTATTCCTACGCCGATGGCGGCGCAACGCGGGTCGTGTACTCGTACACGCAGCGTCGTTTTGGCCATGGTTGGGTGGGTTTCCGCGGTGCCGGCGGCGGCGGACAATGGACTTTTTAACTCTTGAGGACTTATCATGACGGCATCGCTTCAACTAGACGGACGCACGGATACGACCTTCCCGACCGGCGGCCAGGCGTCACTGTTTCTCAACCTCATGCTCGCGGGCTTGTTCGCCGAGTCGTACACCGACAACGTGACGGCGCACGCGGGCGGCGGGCAAGCTGCTGCCACCGCGTTGACCACCGAGTTGAGCCGCATCACCACGGTCGCCACGAGCGGCGATTCGGTCAAGCTTCCGCCCTCCTTCGCGGGCGGCACGGTGATCGTCGTCAACCACACCACCAACACGTTGCAGGTATTCGGTGCGGGCACCGACATGGTGGACGACGTCGCCACCGCGACCGGTGTGTCGCAAATGCCCAACTCCACGTGCATCTACACGTGTTTCACGGCAGGCAACTGGTACACCGAGGGCCTCGCTTCCGGGTTCGTGCGCGGCCTGTCGTTGCAAACGATGTCCTCGGCGGTATTCGCGGCGAACGCGACCAACACCCAGGCGGCCGGAACGCCGATCACGGCGATGAGCAATCAAATCTCCGCTGCTGCCGCGAGTTACGCCTCGACCTTGCCGCCCTCCTCGCCCGGTATGGAGATCACCGTCCATAATGTCTCGGCTTTCGCCACCAATGTCTATCCGAACGCGCTCAACAACCTGGGCGCGGCCGGGTCGGAGACCATTAACGCGCTGTCAGCTAATGCGCCGCTGTCGTTCCCGGCGAACACCTCGACGACGTTTTACTGCAACATCGCCGGGCAGTGGTACACTGCGCCGCGCGTCCCGTCCTAACAGGTACGACCTTATGAAACTGTTCACCCGGCTGCTGTTGCTGTTTATGCTGGCAGGGCTCGCCCCTGCCTTCGCCCAGCAGCAGGTCGTCAACGTAGGCACTGGGGTTAACACGGGCGATGGCGACATCGCGCGGGTGGCCTTCCAGAAGCTGAACGCGAACGACGCCAACCTGTTCGCGTTTCTGTGGGCGCCGATCTTCGGCGACGTGACCACAGTATCCGGGTCGAACAACGTTACCATCGTGCCCAATGCGGTGACCCTGGCCAAGATGGCGCAGATGCCGTCGATGTCATTCATTTGCAACGGCCTGTCCCTGCAGGCCACCGGGCAGTATTGCACCGCGGCCCAGGCCGCGGCGATCCTGCAGCCCTTCATCACGGGCGGTGGCGGGACGACCGGCGGCCTGTCCAGCTTTTCGTTCGTCACCCCGTCCTGGATGACAATCTCGCCGGCAGTGGTGAACACCGCCGGCCAGGCGATCACGATCTCGACCCCGACGCTCGGCGCCGACCAGTTCCTGGCCTCACCCTGCGGCGCCAATGGCGTACTGAGCCCGCGGACGCTGTGTGCGGCGGACCTGCCGCCCTACTCGGGCGACATTGTCACCACCAACGGGGTCGCCAAGATCCAACCCGGCGTCGTGACCATCGCCGAAATGGTGAACGCGCCCGCGCAAGCGACTATTTGCAATCCGGCCAACGTGCTCGGTGTGTTGCAGTATTGCACCCCGCAGCAGATGCAGATCCTGATTGGGGCGACCGGCGGCGGCTCGTCGTCCGCATCGAACCTCACCGGCATTTACGATGAGTGCACCTCGTCAGGAATCGACAAGACCGGTGTCAACGACTCCACGGTGGCGCTCAACCGTGACATCCAGGCGTACGCCGGCACCTCCATAGCGATCTTCATCAATTGCCCGATAAAGCACACGGTGGGAATCAACCCGGCCGCGCCAATTTTCGTGCACTCGAACACGAACTTCATCTTCGGGCCTGCCGGTGTAATCTCCACCGACAACAACCTCATCCCCTCCTTCGTCTTCCTTAATACCGCCCACGTCCATTTCTACAACGCGAACTTCCTGTACACGGGTGGCCTGGCCCTCAACAACAGCGTAGCACCGTACCTGGGCGTGAACGGTGCCTTCAACGACACGCAAGAAAAGGCGGAGTTGGTTAGCCAGGGCTATAGCTTCACTAATGGGGGGTCGAATCTATACAACGGGCCGACTAATGGCGCTGCCCTCATCCGCATTCAGGGAGCCTCGCACGATATTTCATTTTTCAATAGCCGTTTCTACGTTCCCGACACGGCTAACGCGACCCAATTCATCGGCGTCGTTGTCGGTCTCGATCCGGAGTGGAAGTGCTGCGCCGTCAACACCAACGGAGGCGCTGCCTCGACCTGGACCTCGGCGAACACGAATGCACCGTACGACGTCAACTTTGTCGACTCGACCTTCGACGGATTTTTGATGGGCTTCACCGGGACCGGTGCGAGCGTCAACATCATCAACCAGAAGTTCCTGCGCTACTCGGATCTGCAGGATGCCTCCTACCTCACCAACGGGACCGGCGGCTGTCAGGGCGGCGGCTGCAACACGGGCGCCGGCCTGTACTGGCTGGCGCCTCCGCACGCGGCATACCTGCAGGCCGGCGACGCCTCGCTCAAGGCGAACCGGCAGATTCACGGATACCGCGACTATGGCCCTTATGTGGGCGGCTCGGTGCGCCGGACCGCGTCGGGCTCGGGCACCATCCTGTCGCTCAAGCTGGACTACGTCCAGGGTACCGACGTCACCGACGTCGAGATCTACCGCCCTGACGGCTGCTTCGACGTCATCAACAACTTCCCTGGCCCGAATCAGCGCAACGGCGGCATCAAGGACGCGGTCTGCTACTACGACTCCTCGACCAAGACCACCGATAACTCGAACGTCTGGGCGATGCGCTTTCCGTCCAACGGCCAGTATACCTTCCTGGCGTTCGACAACATCACAATCTATGACACGGCGGCCACGCCGACGTCCTTCCCAATCATCGGCAACGGGTTTTCGACGAACTCGGACATCAGCTTCCGCAACCTGCGGGTGTACCAGAACGACTGGTTCAACTGGAACCCGGGCTTCCGTATGGGCGGCACGAACATCAACGTGCAGGCCGAGTACCACTACGCCCAGACCTCGGGCAACGGCGCGTACTTCAGCCCCGTCTTCGAGCAGGGCACCGACGGCTGTGATTCGTGCAACTTTGACATCACGCTGTTCGGCTGGCGGCAGGTGCCGGTGACGTTCACCACCTCGCCTGCGGCCGGCGCCACCTCGGTGGTGCTGTCGTCCTCCTGGCAGCTGGCGTCAGGCACGGCGACGCTGTTCCTGTCCGACGGCGAGACCCGTACGGTGGCCGTGACCAACGGGTCAACTGCGGTCGGCAGCTTCGCCGCCCTGTCGGGCGCCGTGTCGAACTCAGCGACCGCGGGCAACCTACTGGCTGACAACTTCAGCGGCTACAAGCCCGGCATCCTCCTCACCCAGGGCTCGGCGTTTACCGCGTCGCCCTCGACCAGCCCGTCGCAGAACTCCCGCGCTCACATCTTGGATGTGAGCAATGGTTACGAGGCCACCGACGATAACGGCACCCTGGCCGAAACCTGGTCTCAGCTGTGGGTAGGTAACGTGTCCGGCGCCTCGACCACGACCTCGATCTCCTGCCCCTCGACCATGTCGCTCGACCGGCGGTCGGTGCGGGTGCTGGCCGCCATCACGGGCGCCACCTCGTTCAATGTCGGCTGGACCGGCGCACTCACTGGCCTGTACTCGGGCATCGGCATCAGCACCGGCACCAACCCGGTGACGCCGGCCAACCAGTCGACGCTGCTGCCTAACAACCCGACTACGCTAGTATTGACCCCGGTCGGCGGCAACTTCACGGGCGGCACCGTGCAGGTCGCGGCGCGCTGCGGCGACTATGTTGGCAACTGATCTTCCCGCGTAAAACCATCCCCCGCTTGCGCGGGCACATCTACATGGAGTCTCATCAATGAATCTCTCGAACTACGAACAGAACAAGCTTGTGGACGGCCTCATCCGCGGCGGCGCGCTCAACTCGGGCGGCACGGTCAACTCAACTGCGGTAGTGACCGGCGTCTGGGCGGCCTCCACCGCGTACACTGTCGGCCAGGTCGTGGTCCCGGGCTCGGGCTTCACGGCCGGCGGTGGGAAGTTCCTGAAGTGCACCACGGCCGGCACGTCGGGCACCACCTCAACGTTGGCCGTGCCTAATCCTGGTTCGACCTTGGTCGACGGCACGGTGACCTGGACCGCAGTCTCGGGCATTCCGTCGGAACTTAACCTGTACGTCGCGCTGTTCGTCATTAACAAGGGCCTGCGCGCCAGTTCGACCGCGTACAGCGTCGGCGACTGCGTGTCGCTCACCGCGACCGGCGGCGCAGGCGGAGACAGCCGGCAGCATCTGTACCGCTGCACCACGGCCGGCACCACCAACGCGTCGCAGCCGACCACCTATCAGGGCGTGCCGGGCGAGGCGATCACGGACGGCACGGTGATCTTCACCGAGATGTCGCCGGTCATCCAGACCGGGAGCGGCTTCCCGTCCGGTTTTACCGAGGTGTCGGGCGCGGGCTACGCCCGCGTCAACCTGGCGGCGTCGCTCACCAACTGGTCCGGTACGCAGGCCGCGGCCAGCACCACGACCTCGACCGGCACCAACGGCACCACGTCGAATAACGGCGTCATCACCTACGGCAGCCCGACCGCGGCCTGGGCCACCGGCCTGGCGGCCATCGGCGCGTACATCGTGTACGACCAGCTGACCGGCGGCAACCCGCTGTTCTTCGCCCCGCTCACCGTGCCCAAGACAGTGAACAATGGCGACGCCGCGCCGTCGTTCGCCGCTGCCGCGTTGTCGCTGCAGATCGACAACTAAGATTGTCCCTTGACCAACCGTCCAAGCCAGGGAGCGGTATCCGTATATGCCGCGAGCGCGGACGGTAACTATTACCTGAGCTACCCGCAGGGGAATGCTAACACCCAGGGCGCGGCGCTGGCCGGCCCTGCTGCAGTCGCGGCAACGGCCGGCGGGCAGCTGGCGACCGGCGCCGGCTTCAACGGCGCCGTGGCAACTGCGGTGGCTATCGCACTCGGTATCCTCGCCAACAGCGCGCCGGGCAGGCCCACCAATGTGGTGGCGACCCCCGGCAACGCCCAGGCGTCGGTGGCCTTTACGGCGCCCGTGCAGAACGGCGGGCGCCCGATTACATCGTATAAGGTCACGGCCAGCACGGGCCAGACCGCAACCGGCCCCACGACCCCGATCAATGTCCTGGGCCTGGCCAACGGTACGCTGGTAACGTTCACGGTTCAGGCGATCAATTCGGTGGGCACGGGCAACGCTTCGGCGGCCTCAAATGCGGTGACTCCGGTGGCCGGCACCGCGGGTTACGACGGTACCTGGAAACGCGGCTCGGGCGCGAACTCGTCGCAGTTCGTGAACTCGTCGGGCTCCGTGATCCAGATGCGCGGCTTCAACGTCGCGGGTCTTGAATCCTCGGCCGCGCAACAAACGACTGATTGGTATGGCACCCCGCCCAATTGGACTTACGCGGGAACGCTCAAGGCGAATTGCGTCCGCATTCCGTTGAATGCCGCCTCGTGGCTCGGTCTCACGTGCAACGTATTAAACGGCTCGGGCAACGGCTGGAGCGCGACCAACCAGCTGGCCGACTACTCGGGCACCTACCGGGCTACGGTCATCGCGGCAGTGCGGGCGGCCCAGGCGCAGGGGCTGTATGTCATCATCGACCTGCACTGGTCGGCGCCCAAGTTCACGTTCGGCGGCGTAACCGCTTACTGCATGCCGCTGTGGCAGCCCGCGTTCATGAACTCGGACACCGACGGGCTGTTTTGGACGTCCATCGCCCAGATGTTCGGCACGCAGGCGACGCCGCAGTCGGGCATCAATAACGCGGGCGTCGCGTTCGAGTTGGTTAACGAGCCCACGCTCGACATCTTCAACGGTTCCAACGCCACCGCAACCTGGAACCTGATGCGCAACGGCGGCGCGGCGTCGTCGTTCGCCACCAACTACGCCACTACCGCGGTGTCCCAGGGCTGGACGGTCTACGGCTACCAGCAGGCGCTCAACGCGATTCGGGCGACCGGCGCCACCAACGTCATCCTGATCGGTGGCTGCGGTTACTCGCACGCGCTGTCGGGTTACGCCACCTATATGCCGGCGGACACGCTGACGCCGTCACAGGTAGCGCTTACCATGCACCCGTACCCGTCGGGCACCTACCCGTACTCGGACGGCGACGTATACGGCCTGTGTTACCCAGACAACAACAACGGCACGGCGCAGTGGGCCACCTACATGCTGGCCGCGATAGCCGCCGGCATCCCGGTGATCTGGACCGAGACCGGCGGCAGCTATGGGCCGCAGTGTACGGCCGGCGAACCGCATGTGACCTACATGACCAAGTTCGCCGACGCGAACAACGTCGCGGGGGCGATCGCGTGGACCTACTGGGATGGTAATCCGGGGCGACCGACATCGGGCGCGAACGGTCTTAACTACATCACGACCACGAGCAACGCACCGACGACCGGCCAGGGCGCGGTGTTCTGCTCGTGGATGGCGAACCACGGCGGCGCGGTCAACACGGTGCCCGGGCCGCCGACCAACGTTACCCTGGTGGCCGGCAACGGCCAGGTTACCTGCTCGTTCACGGCGCCCACCAACACGGGCGGCGCGGCGATCACGCAGTTTACGGTAACCCTGTCCAACGGCCTGAACGCCAGCGGCACGTCAAGCCCAATCGGCGTGACCTCGCCCAACGGCACGGCGGTTACAGCCACGGTCACCGCCACCAACTCGGTGGGCATCGGCTCGTCGTCGGCGGTGTCCAACAGCGTGACCCCGACAGCGGGCGGTACAGGCGCGACGGTGAACCCGCCGGTCAACCTTACCCTGAAATACATCGGCGTCACGAGCTTCGGCCAGTCGGGATCACCCAATGCGCCACCCGCGCCGAACTCATCGACCATCACCTGGTCGCCCGGCGCGAACGGCACCAACGGCGCCCCAACAGCGTACAACATCCAACGCAGCACCAACGGCGGCGCCTATACGCGGATCGCGAGCGCGGTCGCCTCGACGACCTATGTGGACAACGCAGCGTCGCAGTGCGCATCGTCGACAGCGGGCTCGGGGCCGCAGTATTACGTGTGCAACACGTACCTGTACCAGGTGCAGGCGATCGACTCCGCCGGCAACGTGTCGGCCTGGTCGAACACGCAGAACTTCTGGATCTACAAGAACGGGTACAACTGGGGTGGGGACTTCGACAACGTCGCCACCTCGAACTACGCCGACACGAGCGGCAACCCGGTGGGCGGCGGCACCGACATCAAGGTGCAGTTGCAAGGCCAATACGGCGAGACGTTGATGTACGCGGGCGGGTCCACGACTCTGTATCAGCAGTGGGTCGGTGCATTTACCTACCTTGAGTTTGACATGAAGATCACGCAGGCCAACCCTGCGTTTCAGGTCTACTGCCTGCGATCCGGCGACGTCAACATCTACGGCTCGAATGGTCAACCGTACAACCGGCAGTTGTCGAGCTATGCGACGCTCACGGTCGGTAATTGGGTGCATGTAAAGATCCCGCTGGCCGACATCATCACGGATTATGGTCCGGGCGGCGGCTCGTCCTCGGTGCGGCAGAACGCCTTCTACAAGTACGCGGTCCAGGACCAGTCAGGATCGTCCAACAACGTCTGGTATTACAACAATATCCAGTTCACCTGAGGCTAGGGCATGGCAGCACTGACTACCGGCACGACGATGACGACCTTCAACGTGCCGGTAACGGTCACGCTGCCGGCCCAGGTCCTCACTCAGTTCCAGGTGTCGATCCCGGCGCAAACGTTCGAGACCGTGGTCGAGGTAAACCTGGCGGACCTTGCCGCGGCCCTGGCCAAGTATATGATGACAGCTGCTCCGGAGTGATGGACAGCCGGAGATAATCGATGGCCGTTGCAATTCGTCAGTACGTCGATAGCGGGAACTCGAACGGCCCTTCAGGCGGCTATCCGTCCACGTGGAGTGTTTCTCCAAGCTCAGCGACGCTCGTCGGCTCGTGCTTGGTTATTCAATATTGTTTGTCCAACGACAACGGCGACGTCACCCTCACGTGTGCCGATTCGAAGGGCAATACCTACGTTAAGCGCGGCGACGTTGCCGATACGAGCAGCAACGGCGACGAGCGCTACGTCTGGTTCGTGTGTGATAGCGCGACGCACGCGCTCTCCTCGACCGATACGATTACCGTCACCGGGTCGGGCACCGACTACAACGAGTCGCTGTTCTGGGAGTTGACCGGATCGACCGGATACCTCACCTACGCCGGCAACTGGCAGCAGGGCATCTCGGGTTCGAGCGCGAACAACCTCAACACCGGCAGCCTGGCTTGTGGCTCCGCGTCGAGCGTATTTGTCCTCGCTTGCTCGATGAACTCCACCGGTAGCGGCACGACACCCTACTACCCGATAGTCGGCACCGGGCTCACAAACGGCGGCAACTGGTTTAAATTCGACCAGGCTGGCAACGTCTATACGGCGGTCTGGGGGTACGGTACCTTTGCGTCGCCCGGCACGTTCTCGGCGAAGTTCACGTCGTCAAGCGGCTCATCGTCCGACAACTACGTCACCTCCGGTATCGCGTTCGGCGTATCGAGTGGCGGCGGCGGCTCGGCGGCGCTGGCCGGGCCGGCCCCGGCGATCGCATCGGCCGCGGGCGCGCTGCTCACCACCATCGCGCTGATCGGCGGTGGCGGCGGCTCGCTGTCGACGGGCTCGGGATCATTAACCACTTCCAAGCCGCTGGGTAGTGCGCCCGCGGCCTCGGTCATCACCGGCCAGGGCAGCCTCAGGGTCGGCGCCGCACTGACTGGCGCGGCCCGCTCCGTCGTGTCGAGCGGCGGCGGGTTCGTGAGTTCGGCGCCGCTGGCCGGCACCGGCCGGGCGCTGGTGGGCAGCCAGGCGGCGCTCACAACCGGCGTGTCGCTGTCCGGCCAGGCGTTCATCCCGGGCCAGGCCGTCGGCGTGTTCACCGCCTCAACCGTGTCGGGCCTGAGCTTCGGCATCGCCCAGTCCGCACACGCGGGCACCGCGGTCACCAACATTACGACCACCCCGCTGACCTCGGTCAACGGCTCGGGGTTCGTGATCGGCGTGATCTCGCGCAACGGCGTGTCGCCGACAGTCGCCGACAGCTACGGTAACGCCTACGTACAGATCGGCACGACCCAGGTGTACCAGGGCGGCCAGGCGTGTTCGTCCCTATGGCTCTGCTCCAACGGCGTGGGCGGCGCGAATCACACCGCGTCGGCGTTTCAGGGTACGCCGGCCGACCTGTCGGTATACTTCCAGGAAGTCCGCAACAACGCCGGCTATGGCGTGCTGCTCGACGCGCTGTCACAGGTCGACGCCTCGACCAGCCCGTACACCTCGGGGTCGATCAACACAGTCCACCCGCAGGAGGTGGTGCTGTCGTTCTTTGCCGGCTTCTCGGCGCAGAATCCGGCAACCCTGACAACGACGCTCGGCAATACGACCAATTCCCAGGTTAACGGTTCGACCGGCAACGAGGCGCTGGGCGCCCTGTCGGGCGCGATCTACACGATGCCGCAGACCGGGCTCACCGCGTCCTGGACGCAGGCGAGCAACCCGGCCGATGCGTCGGTGTCGATCCTGAGCTTTTACGCGACGCCGGTCCCGGGCATCTTTGTAGGCGGCGCGGCCTCGAATGTGGCCGCCTCGGGCGCGCTCACCACGACGACCGCGTTCCCGGCGTCGCAGGCCGCCGGGCTGGCGTCGGCCGCGGGCGCCCTGACCAACTTCGCGTCCATCGTCCTTACAACGCCGGCCACCGTCGGTATCGGATCGTTCTACGATCCGTACCTGTGGGAGGATGAACAGCCCTTCCCCGGCTGCACCGCGTACTGGGACCCCACGTATCTGACGGTCCGGGCCGACGGCTCGATGCGCTCGACCGCGGTCAACGTCCGGGTGCAACTGCAGTTCGTCGACCCGGCCGGCAACACCGGCCAGGCGGTCCTGGTCATCACCTCGGGCGAGGTGGGCGTGGCGCAGGGGCTGGCTAGTGCCACCGGCTCATTGACCACCGTCCCCAGTGTTTTCGGCGGCCTCGCGTCGGCCGTGAGCAGCGCATCCGGTACCATAGTGGCGGGTATCCCCCTGGCGGGCGCCGCGGTGGCCGTCGCGACCGGCAACGGCGACACGATCCTGAACGGGATCAATCTGAACGGTGCAGCGTACGTCCTGGTAAACGCAACGCCGACGCTGATCAACCAGGTGGCGGTATTTACCGGCCCGGCATGCGCCACGGTGTCGGCAGCCGGCAACCTGGTACTCACCGCCACCCTGGCGGGCGGCGCGCAGGCCCGGGTGAACGCGGCCGGAGTGCTCAGCCACGGTGCGCAGCTGGTCGGCCCGGCGCCGGTCGTAGCTACCGGCGGCGCTGCCTTCACGGCGGCCATCCGGCCGTCCGGGGCGGCCCGCGGGCTGGCATCCGCTACTGGAGCCCTCCTTACCGGCTCGCGCCTGACCGGAGCCGCGGGAAGTACCACGACGGGCACGGGCGCGCTGGTACTGCGGGCCGCGCTCGCCGGCCGGGCTCAGACGCTGGTGGCCGCGCCCGCGGCCCTGAGCGCGGGCGCGGGCTTCACCGGGGCGGCCCGTGCGGTGGTCACCGCGGCCGGCGCACCCCGCGTCGGGGCCGGGCTCAACGGCCAGGCTCGGGCAGTGGTGACAGCCCGCGGTGGCGGCCAGTCGAACATCCAGCTGGCGGGCGCGGCGTACTGCATCATCTACTCGGACCCTGAACTCACGACCGACCAGAGCCCGGTTGGAATGTACCATGGAGACCCCAACCTCGTGATCGGCCCCAAGTTCTACCAGAATCCGGGATATGTGACCCTCGGACCTACCGAACAGCGCATCATCACCTGCGACTACACGGCGGACCTGGCCGAGGGCGAGACCCTGGTGGGCGTGGCCATCGCGGCGGTCGAGAACACCGCGGGCTCGGACCCGATGCTCGTATCGCTGGTGTCGGGCCTGCTGTCGTTCAACGTAGGCCAGACCCAGGTGCTGGTACCGGTGAACGGCGCCAACGGCCTGCTCGATAATGACTACTACATCACCGTGACCTGCGCCACCAGCAACCCGCAGAAGGTGCTGGACCGGTTCGTACTGGTCATGGTTCGGAGTTAATATGCCCACGCTCGACCGCGCCACGATCCTGACCGGCAACCTGCCGGACGGCATCAAGCGCTACCGTTCGTCGGTGGAGGACCGCTCGGCGTTCCATGCGCCCACCCAGCTGGGCAAATCGCAGCACGAGACCCCGGAAGGGTACCTGCTGTGCAAGGATGTGTGCATCGCGCGCATCGGCGAGCAGCAGTACCACAAGAGCGAACTCGCGCTCGACGCGGACGGCTCGGGCAACATCACGGTCATGCGCGTCCCTGAGGAGGTGTTCGACGCCACCGCGCTGGCCTCCTTCGAAGGCAAGTCGGTCACGGTTGAGCACCCCAACGAGTTCGTTAATCCGTCCAACGTGCGGCGGCTCGAAGTCGGCACAGTGCACAATGTGCACCGCGGCGACGGCATCGAGGACGATATGGTGGTGGCGGACCTTCTGATCAAGGACCCGGCAGCCATCGCCTACGCAAAGAAGATGAAACCCGAGGTCAGCTGCGGTTATGACTGCGAGTACGACCAGAAAGAACCAGGCCATGCGATTCAGCGGATGATCCGCGGCAATCACGTGGCGCTAGTAGATCGGGGCCGCGCCGGCCCTCGATGCGCGATAAAGGACCATATGGGCGGTCCCCCCGACACTGCAACATTTTTAAGAGGTTTATTCACCATGGCAGACAACAAACCCCTATCCAAGCTCGCCCGCATCCGCGCAGCCTTCAAGGCTCAGGACGCGGTCGCGATGGAACAGGAACTCGGCACCCAAGACGAAGAGGAAACAATGATGGACAGTTCTATGGACGCGAAGATCAAAGATGCGCTCGACTGGATCGCGGAACAGCGTTCACAGGACGCGGCGAAAAAGCAGCAGGACGCGGTTGACAAGGCTGTGAAGGACGCCCTCGAAAAGAAGGCCAAGGAGGAGTGTGACGCCAAGGATGCCGCCGACAAGGCAGCCAAGGACGCGATGCTCAGCGCCGAGAAGGCCCCGCCGGCCCCGGACCTGGGCGTCCTGCACACGGGCGACTCCCTAAAGGCCGTACTGGGCCACGCCGAGATCCTCAGCCCCGGCATCAAGGCGCCGACCGTCGATGCGGCAAACGCGACCAAGGACGCGGTTCCCAAGCTCATGCTGCAGGCTCTGTCCGACGCGTACAAGACCGATATCGGCAAGGCGGCCATCGACCCGCTGCTGGCCGGCCGCACCATCGACGCCATCACGACTGTCAACGTTGCCGACATCTTCCACGGCGCGGCAGCCTTGGTGGCCGCGCACAACAACCGCGGCAATAAGCCCGCACCGTTGTCTACGCGGGACTTCGGCAAGCCCACGTCCATCGAGGACATGAGCAAACAGTATAGCGATTTCTGGGCCAAGCGCCTGCAGGCGTAACCCTTCTCTCCCACCCATAACGAGGTTTTCATCACATGGCTCAGAGCAATACGATTCTTTACCGTATGCCTTTCGGCGTACCCGGCGACCTGTCGCGCCCGTCAGTGGCGACGGTCGAAGCACAGCCCTACAACTCGTCCCTGCCGTTTGCCTCCTACGGCATCCCCGGCAAGATCGCCAACGGTCTGTTCGTCCCGATCTCAACGTCCGCCGACATCATCTACGGGTTCCTGGTCCGTCCGTACCCCACGACCGGCGCGAACGCGTCCGATCCGCTGGGTACCGGCGTGCCCCTGGCCTCGGCCCTGCTCGCCAATATCATGCGCCGCGGCTACATGAACGTGGTTTGCAATGCCGGCACGCCGACACTCGGCGGCGCAGTTTACGTGCGCTATGCCAACGGCACGCTCGGCACGCCCATTGGCGGCCTTGAGGCCACCTCAGTCGGCGGCTCGAATTTCGCGATCACCGCCACCAATGGCTCCCCGGTGTACTTCACCGGTCCCGCCGACGGCGCCGGCAACTGCGAAATCGCGTACAACATCTAAGCGCTCGGCGCACCAACCCCTCCGGAGTTCAATTACATGCTCATCTCTCAATCCGTATCGGCTGCGCTCGCCGCACGCAACGCGCAGCCCGCCATGAGTGTCGTCGACAGCGTCGACACTCGCCTCACGCACCGTAAGCGGCTCGAAACCCGCGACGGCCTGATGACCTACGACGCGCAGGTCATCGACTCATCCGGCGTGTTCCTCGTCGGCGAGTTGGAAAAGCTGGACCAGCGGCTGCACATGCCGCTGGCATCGTACACCTGGGCGCGCGACATCGACCTGCGCCAGGACGTGTCGATGGCGGACGAAGAGTCCAGCTTCACGAATTCGAGCTTCGCCAGCGCCCAGGGCGTCGCGGGCTCGAACAAGGCGTGGGCCGGCAAGGACTCCAGCGCCATCGTCGGAATGTCGCTCGACATCGGCAAGACCATCCAGCCCCTGCCCATCTGGGCGGTGCAGCTGTCATGGACGCTGCCGGAACTGCAGAGCGCTGCGAAACTCGGCCGCCCGGTCGACGCGCAGAAGTTCGAGGCGATGCAGCTGAAGTACCAGATGGACATCGACGAAGAGACCTACATGGGCGACAGCGTCCTGGGTATGAACGGTCTGTTCAATCACTCGGCGCTGACCAACGTGGGCAACGCGCTCACGGGCGGTTGGGCGAGTGCGTCGCCGGCCCAGATCCTGGCCGACATCAACGCGCTCCTCACCTCGGTGTGGGCCGCGACCGGTTATGCGGTCATGCCGTCCCGGCTGCTGGTCGACCCGGCCTCGTACACGCTGCTGCGCTCCACGCTGATCAGCACCGCGGGTAACATCTCGATCCTCAAGTTCGTGATGGAGAACAACGCGGCGGTCGGTGTCGCCACCGAACCGTTCCTGATCCTGCCCTGCAAGTGGCTCACCGGCACCAACAACGGCGGCAAAGGCCCGGCGGCGACGAACTCGATGTTCGCCTACGTCAAGGACCCGATGCGCGTCCGTCTGCCGCTGGTCCCATTGCAGCGCACCCCGATCGAGTACCGCGACATCCGGCAGATCACCACGTACTTCGGCCGCATCGGCGGCGTCGAAATGGTGTACCCGGAAGTGTGCGGCCGGCGTTCCAACCTGGGCTAATAGGCGCCCGCAGTTCGATAAAATCTTGTAAATGTAGGGGTAAACAATATGACGATTCGACGAGTGTTGAAAGCATTCCGCTTCAGCCTGCCGGCCAAGCAGACCGGCAGGCTGTCAAGTGAACTCATCTTCGCACCGGGAGACCATGACATCCCGGACGAGGTGCTTGCCCACCCCTGGATGCAGGGAGGAGCGGACGGCTCTCTGGAGACGCACGAGGCCGCGGTCGAGCGCACCAAAAAGGCGCAAGTCCATGCGGAACATCAGGCCGACATAGCGGCCAAGGCCCAGCGCGATGCGCAGGCAGCACTATCCCGGCTCGAAGCGGCGCACAAGGCCGACGAGCCCAACCGCAGGTTAGCGGCCGATCAACTGAACCAGTCCGTCGGGACGATCCGCGCCCGGCAGGATGGGGTGAACATGGAAGACCCGGAGTTTCAGAAAGCGCTCAATACGCCGTTGAACGCCCTGCCGGTGTCCACGCCCGGCACGACCGGCGAGCAGTCCGACGCACAGGTGGCCGGCGCGACGCCCAATGGCGGCTCAAACCTGCCGGGCAGCCCGACGCAGTCCGACGTGACGAGTGGCGCGGCCGATCCCGGCGCACCGCCTCCGGAGCTTACCGACAAGGAAACCTCGACCGATGAGGGTACCGAGACGGACGCTGAGGGTAAGCAGGTCCCCAAGGCCAAGGGCAAGAAGGGTAAGTAAGTGGCAGTCACGCCCGCGAGCTTCCGGCAGGCGTTCCCGCAGTTCAAGAACCCGGACAAGTTCGGCGACTTTGCGATCACCATGTGGTCGGGCATCGCCTACAACCTGCTCGATCCTGTGCGGTGGGACGTCATGCTCGACTATGGGGCGATGCTGTACACGGCCCACCGGCTGGTGCTGATGGAGCGCGACGTACTGACTGCCATCGGCGGCGGCATACCGGGCGCAGTCACAGGAGTGCTGACCGCCAAGGCGATTGACAAGGTATCGTCCTCGTACGACGCCCAGTCAGTGACCCTGGAAGATGGCGGCGACTACAACATGACCCGGTACGGCATCGAACTCCTCAAACTGATGCGGCAGTTTGGCATGGGCGGCTTGCAGATGTCAGGGGTCGGCGAGTATGGCCCAGGCTGCTGGTAAGAACCTCGAAGTCAGGGATAACACCAGGCGGATCTTTCAGGCGCTGGAGACGTTGCTCGGGCACGAGATCCTGGTGGGCATCCCCGAGGATAAGAGCCAGCGGCCGGGCGACTCCGACATCACCAACGCCGCGCTCGCCTACATTCACGAGTTCGGCAGCCCTGCAGCCAATGTGCCGGCCCGGCCGTTCCTGTTCCGCGGCATCGCGGCAGCCGAAAAGCCGGTGCTGCTGCAATTAAAGAAGGCTGGCAAGGCGGCCATGGACGGCGACGCGGGCCGCGCTCTGCAGTACATGCACGCGGCCGGCAGCGTGGCGAGCAACTCGGTGCGCGACACGCTCCTTAAGGGCGAGGGCTGGGACCCGCTGTCACCGCAGACGATCCTGAACCGCAACCGGTCGCGCGGCACCAAGTCGCACCGCAAGGAAGAGTTGTACTACCTGGCGCTGTACTCCTCAGGCATGGACGCGGCCGATGCCCAGAGCGCGGCCAACATTAAGCCTTTAATCAACACAGGCGAGATGTTCCGCGCGATCACGTATGTAATCAAGAAGGTCTGATATGCCCCTGCTCGACATGTCGGACGTGCTGTACGACCCGGACTTCCTCGATATTAATCTGTCGTGCGCGCGTAACCTGCAGGTCGTGGGCAGTAACGGCGTCGCCACCGACAATATTACGACCCTGCCGTTCGCGGCGACCGTCACCAGCTTCGGCGGTGACGAACTCAAGCGCTCGGCAGACGGTGAGTACATTACGCAGACCATCACGCTGGTTACCGCGTTCAAGCTTACCGATGGTAAGGCGTTCATCGACGGGCGCGTGTACACGGCCGACATCATCACCTACCGCGGCAGCCAGTACACGGTGATGCATGTAGATGATTACTCGGCGTACGGTCACGGCTTCATCCAGGCGACCGCGGAACTGCTGCCGCTGGCCGGACGCGACGATTGATGGGTAACAGTTCCCTCACCTACGGGTACCTGACGCCGAATACGCCCTACCCGGCGGACGACGACGCGCTCACTGCGATCCTGCAGGGCATGGTAGTCGGCATCACGGGGCTCGACGGGACGCTGGTCCGGCCGCGCTGGCAGCCGGTGATCCCCAAGATGCCCGAACCGTCGACCAGCTGGTGCGCCATCGGGGTTTCCACCACCGTGCCTGACGACGGACCGTACATAGGCTATGACCCCCTCAACGACGTTGGTCCCTACATCCGGCACGAGACCATCGAACTGGCTTGCACATTTTACGGCCCACAGGCCAAGCAGTACGTATCCATCCTGCGCGACGGCCTGGGCATCCCGCAGAACACCGACGTACTACGGGCCAATAACATGGCTTGGGTTTCGTGTGGCCCGATCCAGCAGGTCCCAGAACTGTTCAACCAGCAGTGGATACGGCGCCAGGATATGACGGTCACCCTGCGGCGTGAGGTCACGCGTACCTACAACATCACCTATCTCGCAATCGCTGCGGTCGACCTCAGAACCGACGGCACGCCGGCACTCGACTCGGAATCAGTAATTCCGCCCACAGCTACCTTGGAGCCTTAACAACATGTCTAATCCCGGACTTTCAGTCAGCGACGTCGTCGGCGTCAGCGTCTCGCTTTCCCCGACGCCCGCGCAGCTGCGCAGCTTTGGGTCGGCTCTCATCCTCGGCGACTCGGACGTCATCGACACCCAGACGCGGTACCGCACTTACACCGGCATCACCGGCATCGGGGCCGACTTCGGCACCAACAGCCCGGAGTACGCGGCGGCGCTGGAGTTCTTCGGTCAGACCCCGCAGCCCTCGGTGTGCTATGTCGGGCGCTGGGCGCGCACCGCGACCCACGGCACCTATGTGGGCGCCACCCTGGGTAGCGCTGCACAGGTCATCAGCAACTTCAACGCCATCACCAACGGCGGCGTCAACATTACGGTAGACGGCACGCTGCACGCACTGGCCGCCATCTCGCTGGTCGGCGTGTCGAACCTCAACGCGGTGGCGTCGGCGCTGCAGACGGCGCTGGCCGGCGCGGCTACCGTCGTCTGGGACTCGAACAACAACCGGTTTGTCGTTAAGTCCACGACCAACGGCTCGGGCTCCTCGGTCAGCGCGGCGCAGGTCGGCACCGGCACCGACCTGTCGGTCATCATGGGCCTGAACTCCTCGGTGCTGGGCGGGTACTCGGTCAACGGAATAGCGGCCGAAACCCCGCTCGCCGCGGCCCAGACCCTGGCGGCGCTCACCAATGCCTGGTACGGGCTCACGTTCTCGGCCTCAGTCCAGCCGGCCGACGCCGACTACCAGGCGGTGTCCGCCTTCATCCAGGCTTCCTCGCCAGCCCGCGTGTTCGCGGTCACCACCCAGGAGGCTAATGTCCTCACGACCGGCGTCAACACGGATATCGCATCGGTGCTGACGGCCAACCGTACGTTCGTGCAATACTCCTCGTCCAGCCCGGTGGCGGCAGCTGCGGCCCTGGGACTCGCGTTCAGTACCAACTTCAACGGCGCCAACACGCTGTACACCCTGATGTTCAAGCAGGAGTCGGGCGTCCTGCCCGAGACCCTGACCGAGGCACAGTCAACCGAACTCCAGGCCGCGTACGGTAACGTGTTCGTGAATTACAACAACGGCGTGGCGATCCTGCAGAACGGCACCATGTCGGACGGTACGTTCTTCGATGTGATCCACGGCACCGACTGGCTGCAGAACGCGATCCAAACCGCGATCTTCAACCTGCTGCTCACCAGCCGCAAGATCCCGCAGACCGACGCGGGCGTGAACCAGATCGTATCGGTCGTCACCAACGTACTGGATCAGGCCGTGACCAACGGCCTGCTGGCGCCGGGCACCTGGACCGCGGCACCGTTCGGTGCCATCGTCACCGGGCAGTATCTCACCGCCGGATACTACGTGTACGCCCCGCCCATCGCGACCCAGTCCCAGGCCGCCCGTGCGGCCCGGCAGGCCCCCGTCCTCACCATCGCGGCCAAGCTCGCAGGCGCGATTCAGAGTGCGAACGTCATCGTCAACGTCAATCAATAATCGGAGTCCCTGATCCATGGCTACTTATAGTTTCAACGACGTCGTGGCGTCCATCGCCGGGCCGACCGGCATGATATCGCTGGGCTACGGCAATGCCGTGGCCGATGAGGGCATCTCGGTCGACATGGCCGGTGACAAGAACACCATGACCATCGGCGCCGACGGCTCGGTCATGCACTCCCTGCACGCCGATCGCTCGGGCCACGTGACCCTGCGCCTGCTCAAGACGTCGCCGCAGAACTCGCTCCTGCAGGCAATGTACGACGCGCAGACGGCGTCCGCGGCGCTGCACGGCACGAACACCATCACGGTGTCGCATGCGGTGTCGGGCGACATCACGACCGCTTCCACCTGTGCGTTCAAGAAGAAGCCCAACATCAAGTATTCCAAGGACGGCGACGTCCTGGAGTGGCAGTGGGACGCGGGCAAGATTACCACGGTCCTGGGCACGTACTGATTCATCCGTCTTCTTAGGGGTTCTACAACAAAATGGCTACACCTGACGGCGCACGGGCGCCCACCGAGTTCACGTTCGGTGATCACCAATATCGCATTCTCAAGCTGTCGGCGATGAAGCAGCTGCACCTGAGCCGCAAGATCGCGCCGCTCATTCCGCCCCTGGCTCCGGTCCTCGCCAAGGTCTCGACCTCGCGCGACGACCGCCAGGGGCTGGTGGACATGGTGCAGCTGATGGGGCCGTTCGCGGAGGGCCTAGCGGAGCTTTCGGACGAGATCTCCGAATACGTGGTCAACATCTGTATGGACGCGGTCCAGCGCGAAGTATCCCACAACGTATGGATGCGGGTGTGGTCGGCCGACTCCACCTCACAGTTCCCGGAGCTCAACGACCTGGGGAACGTCCTGCAGCTGGTGGCCAAGGTCATCTGGGACGCCCTCGGCCCTTTTATACAAGGACTGCTTACCGACCAGCCGTCCGTGACTCCAGCCAAGACCCCGGAGCTATAGCCTACGACACGCTGCCCGGCGGCGAGGACTGGCTGCTCACTCCGGTGGCCGAGGGCATGTGTAAGTATGAGTCGCTCATCGACGGCACGCTCGACATCTGCGACGTCGCCCTCATGAATGAGGTACTCATGGTACGTGCAATTAACCGCAACCGGCCCCGGCCAACCGACGAGACCTGACGTATGGCCGATGAAAACGTACTCAAATCGTTCCTCGTTAAGGTAGGCTTCAGCCACGACGAGGCTGCACTCACCAAGATCGAGAAGGGCATCGGCTCCGCGACCAAGGTGGTGGTGGGGTTCGCAGCGGCGGTCGAGGCCGCGGCCGACGCCGTGTTCTACGGCGTGGCGCGCTTCGCCAACAGCTTGGAGAACCTGTACTTCGCGTCGATCCGGACTGGCACGACTGCGGCGAACTTGAAGGCCCTGGACCGGGCGTCCATGAGCTTCGGCACTGCGGCCGGCGAGGCGCTGGCCTCCGCGGATGCGCTGGCGCGGTTCTTCCGCAACAACCCCGGCGGCGCAACCTGGCTCAACGCCATGCTCGGTCAGGTGGGCGAGTCCGCGTTCGACAGTAAGGGCCAGGTGCGGTCCATCGAGGAGCTTGAACTCGCGCTGGGCAAGCTGTTCGCGCGTAACACGCGCGGCGGCCAGGGGTTCCTGAACACGCAGATTGCCGACATGATCGGCATGAGCGAAAAGCAGATGCTGGCGATCCAGTCGCCGGACTACGCCCGCAAGCTCGCCGAGGAAAAGGCGTACATGCAGTCGTCGGGCCTTAACGACGCGGCCGACGGCGCGCACCGGTTCAACGAATCACTGCGCCGGCTCGATGACCAGCTATACGTGTTTGGCGTGCGCGTGGTCGACGTCCTGGAGAAAAAGCTCGGCTTCTCGCTCGACAAGGTAACGCAGTGGTTCGTGTCTAACGGCCCATGGCTCGCGAACGAAGTTGTCCGCCTGGTCGGTGCCTGGATTGATGAGTTCAACCGCTTCCTGCAGTGGGTCACGACCAACTGGCCGCGCATTAAGGCGCACATCATCCAGACCCTGTTCGAGATTAACTGGGCGTGGCAGATGCACGTCAAGCCCGCGCTCGAATGGATGATCACCAAGTTCGAGCAGATGGACCAGAAGACCGGCGGCTGGTCGACTACTCTGATCGGACTGTTGCTGGTCCTCAAGGAACTGGGCGCGACCCCGATCATCGCCGGCATCCTCGGACTTGGCCGCGCCATCACCGGCCTGGGGACCGCGGGAGCGGCCATCGGCACGGGCGGCGTGCTGGGATTCCTCGGGCTGGCCGGCGTCGCTGCCGGCGTCATGGGCGTGGGCGAGTGGCTGCGGCAGAAGCTGGGCATCCCGTCCGAGGCCGAGATGGTATCGGGCGCCTGGAACGTCATCAGCAACCCGGGCCAGACCATCGAGAATGTGGAGAAGTGGTGGGCCGGCTTCCGTAACCCTGCGGTCAAGTACAGCAACATGCTGCAGGCGCAGGGGTTGTCCAAGTCCCAGGCCGACGGCCTCACCTCCAACATCCTGACCGAGTCGTCCGGCGACAAGGACGCGATGAACACGGTAGTCGACCCCAAGACGGGTAAGAAGAAATACTTCATGGGCCTGTTCCAGCTGGGCCTCGGCGAGCAGCAGGAGTATTACAAGCAAATGGGGCGCCGTATCGACGGGCCGTTCGGCATGGATTCGGCCGAGAACCAGATCGCGTTCATGATGAAGCGTATGAAGCAGATCCCCGGACTCATGGAGGGGCTGCAGGCGCACCAGGGCGACGGCGCGTATAACGCGGCCTGGAACGCGGAGTTCTTCAACCACATGTACGAGAAGCCCGGCAACTATGCGGTGGAAGACCCCAAGCGTGCCGGCCGCGCGATTACGATCAACCAGCACACGGACGTCACGATCCACGCGCCCAACAAGGACGTCGCCGAGAGCGCGGTTGACCGGTTCCGCCGGCAGCTGAACACCGATGCCATGACTGCGATACGCCAGGCCGCAGGGGCGACGCAGTAATGGCTAACCTGGGCTCAGCCATCGGCGCGGCGCTGGTCGGCCAGGGTATTGCCGCGGGCCTCGACCTCGCGGGCGACACGCTCAACGCGGCCGGTTACGGCGGCTTCATTGACATCATCCCGACAGGCAGCCTGGGGTCGATCTCAATCCAGGCGACCTTCGAGGAGCGCCTGACCGACACGATCCAGATCACGGAACACCCGGTCGAGTCCGGCGTCCAGGTTTCGGACCACGCCTACGTGCGCAACCCCGAGGTTACGATCCGCTGCGGCTGGTCGAACTCCAACGGGTTCCTGGGCGCGCTCGGTGAGCTTGAGGGCATCGCCAGCGCGGTTAACCAGCAGCTGAACGGCGCGGGCCTGGACTTCGGCGCACTGACGGCCGACTCCTACCCCAGCGTCGGCGGCTACGTCTCCGGGATCTACCAGCAGTTGCAGGACCTGCAGCAGTCGCTCAGGCCGTTCACCATCGCGACGACCATCCGCACTTACCTGAACATGATGATGACATCACTGTCGGTGACGCGCGACCAGAAGACGAGCCAGGCGCTGATGGTAACCGCGGTGTGCCGGCAGATCAAGATGGTGTCGACCAGTTCGGCCACCCTGCCGCCGGCCAACAACATGGCCAACCCGACCAACAGCGACACGGTAGACTCGGGAGTGCAGACCGCGGTCCCGGCGAGCGGGATTAACAGCAGCGGCGCTTATGATCCCAACGGCATCTTCCCGAGTTCGTGATGCCCGCGCCCTCCGCCTACATCGTGCCGCTGCAGCCGAACCCGCAGACGTTCCAGATCACGCTGGGCAGTAATACCTACCGTTTCACGGCGCTGTGGCGTAACAATGCCTTGGGCGGCTGGTTCCTGGACATCGCAGACGCCAACAACAATGCACTGGTGAGCGGCATCCCGATGGTCACCGGCTGCGACCTGCTAGCGCAGTACAAGTACCTGAACTTCGGCGGGCAGCTGGTGGTGCAGACGACTTCGGACACCGACGCGGTGCCGACCTTCATCAACCTGGGGTCGGATGGCATGCTGTACTGGATACCCAACCCGTGACCATAGCAGTGTCGACCATCCCGGGTACGGTCCAGTTCGGCCGCAAGTTCTCGTTTGTGGTGGGCACCACCGCGGGCGGCGGCCTCGAACTCGGCACGTTCCGCTGCGTGTTCCACATCCAGCGCGGTGACTTCCAGAATCCGAACACCTGCGACGTCCGCGTGTACAACCTGGCGCCGGCCACGGCCAACGTGTTGGCGCAGAAGGAGTTCACCCAGCTGGCCGTGCAGGCTGGCTACCCCGGCAACTACGGGCTCATCTTCCGCGGCGGCATCACCCAGGTGAGGCTCGGACGCGAGAGCCAGACCGACTCATATGTGGACTTCACCGCGGGCGACGGCGACGAGGCATACAACTTCGCCAACGTCGTGAGCAGCCAGGTAGCGGGCGCCGATCATAACACGCGCATCCTGGGCGACATGCTCACGGCCATGGCGGCCAAGGGCGTGGCGCCGGGCGACTGCCGCGAAACCGTATGGGGCAATGATAACAAGCCCCGCGGCGTCGTTACCTACGGCTCGGTCTGCCGGCGGCTGCGCGGCATCACGCGCGACAATGACTACATCTGGAGCATCCAGGACGGCGTACTCAAGCTGGTACCACAGACCGCGTACCTACCGGGCGCCATCCCGTTGATCTCGCCCGACACCGGGCTCATCGGCATACCGGAGCAGACGCAGAACGGGGTCAACATGACCGTGCTGCTTAACCCCTCCATTAAGATCGGGCAGGCCATCCAGCTGGCCGACCCGCGCGGCGTCAATCAATACAGGTTCGGCGTCGGCCTGGCATCGTCGGTGTCGAACCTTAATGCCCAGCAGGCCAACAAAATCAGTAGCAACGGCCTGTACTACGTGATGGCGGCCACCCACGTGGGCGACTCGCGCGGTAACGACTGGTACACCGCCCTGAACTGCCTGTCAATCAACGCCACCATAGCGCCGGGCGACCAGACGTACCTGCAGGCGTTCCAGGTGCCCAACGGCCCGCTCTTCAGGTACTAACGATGCACAGATCCGAACGCGTCCACAACCTACCGGAGATGCTGTACCAGGTCGCGCTCGCGGAGCGCTCCGACATGTGGACCGCACTACCCGGCTTCGTCGTGAAGTTTCCTGGGAGTGCGGGCGGCGCCATGACCGTGGACATTCAGCCGACGGTCAACGGTATGTACACCGACGAGAAGGGCCTCAACCACTTCCAGCGCATGCCGGTGCTGCTCGACTGTCCCATCGTGTGGGCCGGCGGCGGCGGCGCCACGCTCACGTTCCCCATCACCGCGGGCACGGAGCAAACCGGCGACGAGGCCCTCGTGATCATAGCGTCGCGTGCCATCGACAGCTGGTGGTACCACGGCGGCATCCAGAACCCGGTGAGCCTGCGCATGCACGACCTGTCGGACGGGTTCGCGATCATCGGGCTCAAGTCACTGCCCAGATCGTTCGCCGTCGACACCTCGAACGTGTGCCTGACGTCCAACGACCTGCAGACTTATGTCAAGATGAGCCCGGCCGGCAAAACCGTGGCGATCCAGGCCAGCAACGGCATCAATCTCAACGGCGTCACCATCGACTCGGCGGGCAATATCGGCAACGTGAAGAATTTGACCGGCGCGGGATCGGGAGCCGTCACCGGCTTTACCGACGCGTCGAACACGGCGAACACGAGCCTGACGACCCACTATCACACGGCGGGCGGACCTCCCCCGATACCGGGGAGCTAGCATGCGATACCGTCAGCTGGGCCTCGGCGGCGACTACACGGTCGACACGCCGTTCCTTATAAACTCGCCCGCGTGTGTCGCTCAGGCGATCCTCACGCGCCTGAAGCTGTTCCTGGGCGAATGGTTCGTGGACACCACCGACGGGACGCCCTGGTTCCAAAGCATCCTCGGCAAGAACTACAATAACCCGGACGCGCTCATCAAGCAGCGCATCATAGGCACACAAGGGGTGACCTCGATTGCCACATATTCAAGCTCCTTTAACGGCCCGACGCGGGCGCTCACGGTGAACACCACGGCGAATACGCTGTACGGGATCACTGCCCCGGTCATTGTCTCACAGATATTGCCCACGGTCTGACCTCTATGGCATCCAAGTACGCCCCTGTGATCACCGCTGCCGGCATCACCTCGAACACCTTCGCCCAGAACCTGGCATACCTCACGGCGGACTACCAGACGATATTCGGGTCGGATGTCTACCTGGGGAATGACTCCCAGGACGGCCAGTTCATCGCGATCCTGGCCCAGGCGTTTACGGACCTCGGCGACGCGGCGGTGGCGGTGTACAATTCATTCAGCCCGGCCACCGCGGTCGGCGCCGGCCTGTCGTCCATTGTTAAGCTCAACGGCCTGGGGCGCCTGGTCCCGTCGTCGTCCACGGTCGGGCTCACCATCGTGGGCGTCGCCGGCACACAGATCTACAACGGGCAGGCCCAGGACACCGCCGGGAACCTCTGGAACCTGCCTCCCGTGGTCGTGATCCCGACATCCGGTACCATAGTAGTGACTGCCACCGCAGCGACCACGGGAGCTATTTCCGCGGCGACGGGAACCATCACGAAGATAGCGACCGCGATCTACGGCTGGCAGACGGTAACGAACGCGTCGGCCGCGGCCATCGGTGCCCCGGTCGAGATCGACGCGCAGCTGCGGGTGCGGCAGTCGACCTCGGTGTCGCTGCCGTCGCTCACGATCTTCGAGGGCATCCAGGCGGCCATCGCCAACCTGACCGGCGTCACCCGCTCGCGCGGCTACGAGAACAACACCGGCACGACCAACAGCAACGGCATCCCGCGTAACACCCTGTACTTCGTGGTCGAGGGCGGCGCGCAGTCGGATATCATCAATGCGATCGCGTCCAAGATCACGCCGGGTATCGGCACCCAGGGCTCGATCAGCCAGACGGTGACCGACAGCTATGGCTCGACGCGGCTCGTTAAGTTTGACACGCCGACTGAGCAGACTATCCAGGTCGCGATCACGGTCCACCCCCTGAGCGGCTGGTCGTCGACCACGATCCCGGTCATCCAGGCCGCGGTGGCGGCCTACCTGTCGAACCTGCCCATCGGCACCAACGTAAGCTATACCGGCATGTTCCTGCCGGCGTACCTGCCGGGGACGATCTATGCCGGCACCTTCAGCATCACGTCGCTCACCCTGCAGGGCTCGGGCGGCGCTGCCGCGGCCGACGTCGCGTTGTCGTACAACACGGCCCCGGTGAGCGCGCCGGCCAACGTCACGATCACGGTGTCCTGACATGTCATGGTCAGCCGACAGCGGCGACATTACAGCCGACAGCGGCCTGGTCACCGCCGATGGCGCATACCTCACGAGCCCGACTGCGGCGCCGTACCTCGGGCTGATCACCTCCGAACACCGCTTTCAGCCCAAGTTCGCCGCACTAATGGCAGTGCTGCTGAGCGCTGTGGGCGACACGACCGCGGTCATCAACTCGATGCCGGGTAAGTTCGACCTGGATACGGCAGTCGGCAACCAGCTGGACATCGACGGCGCCTGGGTCGGCCAGGACCGCGTCATTACGCAGGTGCTGCTGGTCGAATTTTTCGGGTTCGCGGACGACCAGGCGGCGCTCACCATGGGCGAGCTTACCAACCCGACCATCGGCGGCGTGTTCTACGAACTCGGCGCCACGTTCGCGCAGTCGACCACGCTGTCGGACGACGACTACCGCACTATCATCCGGGCGCGCATCGTCCGCAACCAGGCCAACGGCACGCTGTCGGACCTGGAGGCCGCGCTGGAATACATCTTCCAGGTGCCCTGCGCAGTGGCCGACATCGGTGACCAGTCCCTTGCCATCGAAGTCTCGGCCCCGATCACGCAGACCCAGGAGGCGCTGCTCAATACGCTCGACATATTGCCGCGACCAGCCGGTGTTGCCATCGGCTCGATCACGTACTCCCCACTATAACGAGACTCTTGAATGACCAACATCGCCATCACCAAGCCGGTGGTCCGTCCGGTTTGGGCCAGCCTGGCAGCGGCAGCGGCTCTCGTCGATCCGGACACCATTACCGCGAGCTATGTTGCCAACGGCTGGCCACTGTCATCGACTCCGCCGGCCCGGCAGTTCTGGAACTGGGTACTCAACTACTGCATGAACGGCGTGGCGTACTTCAGCCGGCGCGGCATCACCGACTGGGACTCGAACCAGACCTACTCGACATACGACGTGTGCCTGGCGACCAACGGCGTGGTCTACCAGTCGCTGCAGGCCAACAACACCAACAACACGCCGCAGACGTCGCCGGCCTTCTGGGGCGGGCTCAATGGCTACGCCCTGACCGGCGTGTTGGGCGGTTACGTCACCAGCGCGCAGCTGTCGGCGGCCCTGGGCTCGTACGTCACAACCGCGGCGCTGTCCGCGGACCTGTCAAACTACGTCACCAACGCGGGGCTGGCAGGGACGCTGTCGACATACGCCACCCAGGCGTATGTTAATGCTAACGGCGCGTCGGCGGTGTACCAGTCCGAGGCGTACACGCAGGCCGCGCTCGGGCCTTATGCCACCGCGGCACAGGTCACGGCGGTCCTGGCCAGCTATGCCACGCTGTCATACCTTCAATACGCGTACTATACCTCGGCCGCCGTGAACAGCCTCCTGGCCAGCTACGAGACGACGACCGTCCTCGACGGCCGGTTCGCCGGCTATGCGCCACTGGTCAGTCCTGCGATCCAGGGCTCGCCCACCTGCGGCACCCCCGGCATCGGCTCCAACAACGGGCAGATCGCGAACACGTACTATGTCGCCGCGTACGTGAACTCGGTGTTCCCGGCGTACGGCGCGAGCCCCGGTTACATCCGGCTCAACAGCGGCGTCATCTTCCAGTGGGGCTCGTTCCCTGCCGGCGTCAACGCCCACTCTATCGCGTTCCCGGTCACCATGAGCAGCGTCTGGTTCTTCGGCGCCCAGGTCTCGGGCGGCAACCCGCTGCCCACCGGTACGGTCGTCAACAACGGGGCCAGCGGCACCGTGTACTGCGCCTCGAACGCGGTGGCCGGTAACTGGCTCGTCATTGGCATATAGTAACCACGAGCGCGTGTTCGCAAGGAGCGACTACGATGCGGAAAGCCCACCATGAGTTCACCCGAGATGCCGTCATGGCAGACGATCTACAACTGGGCTGCGGGCGTATTCGGCATCGTCCTTACCGGAGCGGCCACCTTCATCGCCTTCTGGTTCCGGCGCTACATCGACAAGGTGGACGCGCTCGAACGCGTGAGCCACGAGTATATCAAGGACGCGGAACTCGCACAGCGCTACGCCTCACAGCTGCAGATGGTCGAGCTTGAAAAGAGGATCGCCGACTTGGTCTCCCGCAAGGAACTGCTGGCGCACCTGGAGGAACTGGCTGAACAGCGCCAGATCAACCACCAGGACAACGTCGAGCGGCTGGAGCGCAACGGCGAGGACATCCGCGAGGTGCGGCGCGAAAGCGGCGAGACCCACAAGCGCATCGACGACATCTTCAAGCTATTGATGCGGAGGCACCGAGATGACGATAAGTGACGAGCTTTCCCTACAGTTCATGCACACGCACCTGGTCGCGAAGCTGATCATGTGGGCCGGCACCCAGGACATCAACCTTACGTGGGGCGAGGCTTACCGCACTGCCGAACAGGCGCAGTGGGACTGCCAGCACCATACCGGCATCAGCGCCAGCCTGCACTGCGACCGGCTCGCCGTCGACCTGCAGGCATTCGACGTTAACGGCAACTACCTCACCGACAAAAGTGCTTACCAGCCGCTCGGTGACTACTGGAAGTCGCTCGATCCGCGCTGCCGCTGGGGCGGCGACTTCACGACCGTCGACGCTGATCACTTTTCGATCACATTCCAAGGGAGATCCTGATGTCCGACCCCACGCCTGCGCCGGTAACCCCGGCAATGCCGTTTTATACCTCCAAGGTGTTCATCCTCGCGCTCGTCGATGCGGTGGCGTCAGTCGCGCTCGTGTTCGGCGTACACCTTAACACCGACCTGCTCACTAATGCGCTCGTCGCCGTCGCCGCCTTCGTCGCCGTGGGCGCTCCGATATGGACGGCCATCGCCCGCTGGCGCTCCAAAGTCCAACCCCTTACCACCACTCAAGGAAAAGCTGATGAAAAGAATATTGCCACTCCTCCTATCGTTCCCACTCCTCCTCAGCCTTAGTGGCTGCGGCTCGATGGCCGCACTCGGCAAGGTCAACCAAACCCTAACGAGCCAGAAAAATCCGCTCATGACGCAGGCCGTCACGGCAGGCGTCACGCTCGCCATCGCCAAGCAGCCGAACGCGGCGAAGTTCGCGGCCGAACTCAACTCCATGGCGAAGATCATCGCGGCCGACGCGGCGAGTCCCACCGCCACGGTAGCGATGCTCGAAGCGACGCTCAACGCGGAGATCGGCAGGGTGTCCTCGACGCCGCAGGAGAAGGCAGCCTTCGCCGCCCTTGCGATCACGCTCGAAGCCGCGCTTAACACCTACATCTCGACGAACCCGGGCGGGCCGATCACCTCCGCCACGCTCGTCTCGATCCAGGGTCTTGCGCTCGCGGTCGAGAGCGCCACGCAGTTCTACGCGCCGGTACCGGGTGCGTAGGTGTTCGTCACCGACCTGTGCCTCAAGGCCGACAAACCGAACTACTGGCGCCTGACCCAGGACCTGGTCTGGCAGGATGCCCAGTTCGGCGAGTTGATCGTCCCGGTCGGATTCCTGACGGACCTGGAATCCGTGCCGTTCATGATCCGCGGCATCCCGTGGGTCGACAGCGTGTTTGATCCGGACGGCGTAACCCGCAAGCCGGCCGCCGGGCATGACTTCCTGTATGCCTGGCACGCCTGGGGCAAAGAGAAATCGGACGATTTCCTGCGGGTCGCAATCATCGCCGAGGGAGGCTCCAAGTCGGTGGCCGAGACCGTATACCTGGGCGTGCACCTGTTCGGCGGCTCCTCCTGGCGCAAGGATGACAACGCGCTCGACAAGTACAACTTCACCAACGACGCCACCTACCAGGAGTGGCTGGCGAAGCAGAAGTAGCCAGGAGCGGCCCGCTGTGGTAAACTCGCGGGGCTTCACCAGGGGAACCGACATGAGTGTACTACACGAGTTGCTTCGGGCGGTGAATATCAACACCCGTACGCAAGAGTTCTTAACACAGGAGATCAGAAAGATGACCGCAGCAGTAGATGCATTGACAGCAGCAGTAGCAGCCCAGACCACGGTCGAGGCCAGCGTGGTTACGCTCCTCCAGACCCTCACCTCCGACCTGCAGGCCGGGATCGATGCCAACGACCTGGCCGCCATCCAGGCCGCCACGACCGCCATCCAGGACGGCACGGCCCAGCTGGCCGCGGCGGTGACCGCCAATACGCCGGTCCCGGCGTCCTCACCGACTCCGCCGGCCGCCTCCACGACTCCGTCCACGCCCGCCACGGGCTCGTAAGGACAAGTCGCCCCTCACTGGCCTAGCCGCCTGAGGTACGCCGCGCTGGCCCGGCGCGTTATCAAAACGGGCTCTTATCCACCACCGGAAGAAACTGATGTCAATGCTCGACGTTCTGATCGTAGTCATTATCCTACTGTTCATCCTCGGTGGCCTGCCCGGCATCGGCCTGTATGGTGCGCACGTGTACGGTGGCTGGGGCGTGCCTGGCCTGGGTACGATCCTGCTGGTACTGGTTCTATTGTACCTGTTTGGCGTGATTGGCAACCGCGGGCCGCGGCCTTAAGTACCTGCCACTGGCCGCGGCGTCGGCTGCATCCGCGCTGGCCGCATCCGCGATGGCCGCATCCGCGCCCGCAGTCTCGGCCAGCGCCTCATCGAATCCCAATAACGCCGTCTTGTAAGTCAACGCTGACATCCTGTCGACGAACGGCGCCACCCGAACCACCTTATCGGTCACGAGCAGCGCCGGGTCCAGCTGCTGAAACATGGTCTGGCCTATGTACTCCGTAACCAACTGCCGGTCCCGCTGCACCAGGGTGAAACCGCCACCGGCCATGGCTGGGAACCAGCACCCTACGCCAACGTTCCCCGCCCAGAAATATCTAAACTCCAGCATGGTGTCGCGGCCCATCACTTTCAAGGCGCACGGACGCCGCAGGTAGTAGGCGTACATCACTCGGTAAGGCCCCTGCTCGGGCTGAAATCCCCAAACCATAGCCTGGTCTTCAAAATCCGGCGCGGCCTGGGCCGCGGTCGTCAGCAGCAGAATAGCGAATAAAGCTCTCATCTCGAATCTCCTCTATATGTCTAGGTACCCCGACCGTCCGCACGGGATGGGTCGTCCTTGGGCGCTGGGGCGGGGGTCGCTACGTGTGTACCGACCCCCTATCTCATCAGGCGTCGACGGCCTCCCGTTTGGGACGCAGCGCTGCCTCGCTCTCGGGCCAACTATTTGGATACACTGTCGAGTACGCCAGCGCAGCGATGGTTTCGACCTGCCGGCGCATGCCCTCGGTCACCTGCATCTGTTCCGAGCCAAGGGTCTCCGCTGGCGTCATGTCACCAGCCCACCGGTAAAACCTATTATGGGTCACCGTGCGGCCGGCGTCGAGTTCGCCGGGCGGGCTGACCCAACGCTGAAACAGGTCGGACAGGTCTTCGGCCATTCGCCTGGGCGACTCGATGTGGACATTCACGGTGACCATGCCCAGAGGGTCAACAGCCTGGGCCGGCTCCGGGATCTGGAACCCGCGCTCGCGCAGCTGCGGCCTCGGCGCATGCAGGTTGCCAATATCAAGCGGTGTGTGGAACCGCAGCGCGTACAGGCGCAGCGCTGCCGCAATCAGCTGCCGCTGGCCGTCGGTCGCGAACCCTGACATGTGCTGGAGGTCGAACCCCAGGATGGTCTCGAACTTCCTGTAAAACTCAAACGGGTTGCCCTCCCCAATCCCGAGGAGCGGCAGCGCGGCCAGATACCCTGAGTTATTGGAGGTAGCCGGAAATCCGGCGAACGCCGCGATCCACCCTAGGGCGCAGCCGCAACTGCTACCGAATCCGCCACCGCCGCCGTTGTTCGGCGTGCTAGGTATGTTGCCCATAGAATACGCGAAGCTGTGCGGCGTCCGCTCGATATGGTCGGCTGCCGCCATTATTGCTGATCTAATATCCATCAATATCTCCTGTTATTGCCCTATCACTCATTCCGGCCGGCCGGCCGACACGATCTCGAAAAACTTGTCCATGGTACCGGCCGTAATGCTCGGATCAGGCGGCGTGGCATCGGCCGCCTCGGCCGCCTTCATTGCCTGGGCCTGTGCGGCCAACATTTCCTGGGCCTGCATCCATGACGCGATGTCACCCATGATCACCAGCTGCGCCGTCGTGAGCCCGCCCTGCCGTGGGTCCACCTGCGGCTCACCTCCATAGCGCATAAAGAACACGATGATATTACGCAGGTCTCCCACCTCGGCGAGCAATCGGTTGCAGTCGAAGTGTGCCTGGGCGAAGTCGCCGAACGTCGGCGTCTTCATGTCCAGCGGCGCCTTCGCCCGCTTCTCGATCTCCTGGTGTTCTTGCATGTTCATGTATCAATCTCCTGTAACTCTTTCGCCCGGTACTGGGGCCGTACCACGCCGGGCCGCACCGGGGTCTCCCACCGGAACTCAACCAGGCCCAGGTCCTGCAACTTGGCCAGGTGTATGTAAATCGTCGACCGCGATGCGAGCCCGGCTTTAACCAAATCCAGGCCATAATGCCAACCCGGGTCCGCGCGCATCCAGTCAAGAATACGTTGCCTGCGGGTCGCAGCCGACCATCTCTTAAAAAACCCAAACATCACAGTGCCTCGGGCATCTTGTAGTCGTTCGCGACCTTCCACGCGTCGTTCCATGCTGCCAGCGTTATCACCAGCAGCGCCTCGGGCCAGGCGTACAGCCGGCCGGGCTCACCGGGCACGTGCCGGAAGTTGTCCAGCATGCGGAAGAACAGCACGCGCCGCGCCAGCGACATCCGCCCGACCGACTCGATGATCTCGTCGCGGGTCTTCATTCCAGCACGACTGGGAACACGTTGCGCCAGCCCTGGTGTTGCCGGCCCTGCTCGTTGGCGGCGATGAGGGCATCCTGGTGCACTTTGAGGAGTGCCTCAGCATTGGCCGCCCGCAGCAGCAGCCGGTCGCGCTCGGCGACCACCGCGGCGTGCTTGTCCGCGTGCACATTATGCGAGTCGCGGTGGGCCTCCAGGGTCTTGAGCATATGGCTCACGTCCGACTCCAGCACGTACCAGACCCCCGGGCCCTGCGGCCCGCGGTCGGCCGCGTTATGAATCGCCTCGCCGTTTGCCACCTGCATCTCGACCGTGACGTCGAGGACGCCCTCACCCGTACGCCGGACTATCGGGCTGTATCGCTTCGTCATGTGCTACCTCCGGATTCCTGATTCTTTCGATTGACTTGTCCACGGCCCGCTGCACTTCGAGCGGCGCATTCGCCAGGTCGATCAGCCCGTACTTGTTCAGGGCGTTGGACACTATCCAGTCCAGGGCTTCGTTCGCCCGACTCAGTTTGCGGCCCAGGCGCATCAGCGCCTCCTTGTCGGGCGTCATGGTAGCCGCACCGCGTAAGCCAGGCCGCAGAACCCGCGGTCGCCTGCTGGGTAATCGTCCATCTTGCGCCACATCATGCAGTCGCTGGCAATGCAACGCCCCAGTGGGCCGGTCGCGACCGCGTTGTACGACGTATGCTCGATATGTGGCCGTGCAGCGATGCGCATCCATGGGCACCACTTCCCCAGCGCCTCACCCTCCGTGATTACCATGACCCTATCTGCTTGATTGCTTCCATGATCCTCGTCCTCTCGGCCTTGAGGGCCTTTTCGACTGCCTTATTCACCTCGCGCTCCTGCCGGCGCATGTCGGCCAGGATACCCTGCACGCGCACACACTCCCTGCGGGCCGCGTCCTCGATGGAGTGCGACACGTTGAGCCGCGCCTCCATCTCGATCATCGCGGCCCGGTGGTCGATCCACAGCATCCAGTTACCGCCCGCCTCCTCCACCATCTTCACCTGACCGGTCGCCAGCATGGCCACCGCGTCCATGCCGTGGGCCAGCTGACTGTAGCGCTTGACTATGGTCGCCAGGGTTCCCGGCGCACGGCCTTCAGAAACGCCGTCGTCGTCTTGGGCTTGGTGTCGAGGTAATTGTGCTGGAACGGGCGCTGCTTGAAGCGGTCCAACCGCTTCTGTAAGCGTCGGGATTCGCGGATCGACCGGCTCCGGTTCCATCGTCCAATCGCGCAGGCCAGTAGCGACAGCCCCAGTGCCGCCAGCAGGGTCTTCAGTGTGTTGCTCATACATTCTTCGTCCTCTCGTGTTCGGGCGCATCATGCTGGCGGCCCGAGAATTTAAGCCCTTTATTACTGAGCAGCTGCCGGATGCAGTCGAGCCAGGTGTCGAAGTCCTCCTTGTTCGGCATATACTTGGCATCGATGGTCGATACCAGCGAGGCCCCGACCAGCGTGTCGGGCGGCGCCAGGTACACGCTGACGAACGCGCCCTCGACGCGTACCGCGAGCCGCATCGGCACCTGTGTTCCGCTCACTGGTCCACCGCGAGTTCGGCCCCGACCAGCGCCAGGGCGACGCCGGCCGGCGCCCCGTTGAGGACCAGGTAGTTGCGTAGGTGCCGGGCGTGATTGTCAACCGCATCCTGGTCCGCCTGGGGCAGGGTCTTGATGAACGCCTGGACCTCGCGCAGAGTGTAAGTTTCGGGTGTCGGCATTACAGCACCAGGATGAAGAACGAGACGATGGGGAACAGTATCAGTCCCAGGATCATAAGCAGTGTGTGCCGCGGCATCATGGCTACGACACCCAGCAAAACAATGGTCCACAACCAGGCCGCCACGGTACTCATGACTGGCCGCCCTCAAACGAATTGAGCGCAAGCATCGCCAGCAGGAACGACCGAGACTTGAGCGACCCGCCCTCGTTCCGGGCCTGGCGCAGCAGCACCATGCCCTCCTGGAAGTTGGGCGCCGGCACCGGCACCGGCACGGCCTGCACGACCGTGACCGCCCGGCCGGACGTCTTGCCCTTCTTGCGGGCGCGGTTCACGATCTTCTGCGGCGCCTTGTGCCGGTGTACGGTCGAGGGCGACACCTTGAGTTTCTTGGCGGTCTCCACTATCGTCGCCCCTGCCGCGGTGTTGTCATAGATCGCCTGCTTCACCGCAGGGTCGAGGTCGCGGCTCATGACGCCTTCCTCGGCTGCCGGCGCTGGCCCTTCTTGCGTGACGGCCCCTTGGTCGCCAGCCGGGCCTGGTACAGCCGCAGGCGCTGGGTCCGCTTAGTGACATCGCTCGTCGGCCTGAGTTCCCACGACGCCATGTTGGCCTCACAATTGCTGCAGAACGGCCCCTTAGTTTCGTTGGGATACGGGCACGGTCCCGGCATTTCACATTTTTTGCTCATTGACACTATCCTCTATATGGTACGGGTGATCTTTCGGCTTCAAACAGATGTGACATATCTTCGAACGGACGCGCTCCATGAAAACATGCTTGAGATCGCGCTGGAATTTCTTCTGTGCATTAACCAGGCACAGATAGTGGAACCTCTCGAACGGGTGACCGATGGATACGCGACCCTGCAGCACCGGGTCCTTCCGCCGGCCCGGACGGCCACAGATGTGGCATACCGGACCGGTGGTAGCCACCCCCGATCCTAAGGCGGAGGGCGACCCCTCCGCTTTGGCCGTCTTGGGCCTCGTCAGCCTCACTGCGGCATCTCAATCAGGATCAGGGTCTCCATGGCGCGGGTCGTGGCGACGTAGCACAGGTTGCGCTCCTGTTGCTGCTCCCAGGGCTGACGGGCACGCTTCGAGGGGCACTGGCTGGAGTTCAGCCAGAACACGCGCTTCGCCTCCAGGCCCTTGGCCTTGTGGATTGTCGCCAGGTGCACGGCGTGGCTGCGCTCGGCGAACATGGAGTCGATGACGGCCAGCAGGCCGGCAACCGTGAACTTGTCCTCGTCCAGGCCGTCGATGATGCACATGATGCAGTCGGTCTTGTCCTGGATGTTCTCGGCCTTGTCTTCCTTGTTCTTGGCACGGGCCTTCTCGACCTCGCGCTCGGTCCAGGTCGTCAGCTTCTGGGTGAGCAGCTTGACGTCGTCGCCGGCCCGCATACGAGCGATCAGGGCCTTGAGGCCCTGGCCGATCTCGCGGCCCATGATGTGCGCCGGGACGCGAGCCTTGAACAGCTGGAAGGCCAGGCTGACGAGCGGCTTAGCAGTGCGGCAGACGACCAGGTCCTGGGGCTGGAACGTGGCCGGCGTGAACTCGGTACCCATGTACCGCACTTCCCCGGCGGGCGCGTTCGGGGCGGCCTCGATGTGGCTCACCCACTGGCGGGCATGCTCGACAATGGCCGTCGGGCAGCGGTAGGAGACCGTCAGCGGCAGGCGGATGCAGGCGAACTCCTTGGCCATCGTCGCCAGCGACTCGGAGTCTGCGCCGCGGAACCCGTAGATGGCCTGGGCCGGGTCACCGACCGCGATCAGGCGGGCGCCGGGCTTCATGACCTTGCGCAGGATGGCGCGCTGCAGGGCGTTGGTGTCCTGAGCTTCGTCAACGAACACGAAGTCGAATTTCGGCAGCACCAGGCCGTCGCGCACCGCGACGTACAGCAGGTCGTCGAAGTCCACCTCGTGGGAGGCGTTGCTCTTCTCCAGCAGCGCCTGAGCGTACTCGACCGCGGTGGAGTAGCTGGCCTTCTCATCGTCCAACTCCAGATCGAAGTGGTCGACCAGGTCGCGCCAGACCATGACTTGGTCGATCTCGGTCCAGATGCCGATGCCGACCTGCTTGGCCAGGCTCACCAGCCGGCAGGCGAACCGGCCGTACATCTTGGCGTCCTTCTCGGTCATCATGCCGTCGACCAGGTCGCGCAGCTTGTCGCCGTTAACGTCGCGGACGTTCTTGTGGCGGGTGACCGCGCTGTAGGTCAGGGAGTGGAACGTGCGGGCATTGACGCCGCGATTTTTGAGTTCGGTGGCGATCGACTTGTTGAAGGCCAGGAACAACGTGCTGCCCGTCACGCGCTTTAGCGCCTCGACAATCGTGGTGGTCTTGCCTGAGCCGGCGACGGCCTCGACAATCGCGTTGCCTTCGCCGCTCTCGGCGAAGTTGAAAACATTGGTCTGAAGCGGCGACCAGCTGCGAATCATTGAATTGTCCATGTCTCTATCCTCTATATTGATGAACCGACCGAGATTTTATTAGAACATGCCGGCCGGGGTTTGTCAATTATCTCAGCTGCGAGTCCATCGGAGCGCGGCGGTTGTGCTGCGTGGCGCGAAACTCGGCGTCGTGTTCAGCCTGGCAGTGGACGCAGCGCACGGCGTGCGGCATCAGCTGCCGGCGCTGCACCGGGATCAACTCGCCACAGCCCTTGCAATCCGCCCGGCCGGGGCCGGCCGCCTGGCCGCGGGCACGGGCAACCGCGTCCGCGATCGTTGCATCGATCTGGTCCTGCACCGCCCCGTCCCGTGTGAATCCGCTGCTCATAAACCCCGCCCCGTGCTGTGTGTCGATTTTACCACGCCGTCCCGCGGTGTACTAGTAGCCGCGGTACCGGAGTTTGAACCCGTCCTTGCCCAGGGTCTTGAGGTCGGCCAGGCGCTCCTCGCACACCGACACCAGCCGCTCGTACTTGCGGACCCGCATGGTCGCCCGCATCTTAGCGCCCAGCCAGGTCTTGCCCTTGTAGGCGTCCGTGCGGGACTTGTCGACGCGGGCCTCCGCCAGGTTGCGGCGATAGTTGTCCAGGACTTCGGTGAGCCCCTTTTCGCCCGACTCCTGCGTGGCGTAATATGCGAACGCCTGCTCTGTAACGAGGCCGATCAGCTTCCAGTGGTGACGTGCGATCTTCATTGCTTCTATCCTCTATGTTGAAATCCCGAGAGCACATTACACCACACCTCGGGCTCTTGCACAATTCCCCGGGCGCAGCAGCGCCTCGCCAGCACAGGTGGGGCAATAAGTCTCGGACACGGGGTCATATGGGTCGCCCTCGCAGGTCGGGCACTTGTCGTAGACGGTGCAACCGGCGGCAGAGTTTACCTCCAACTTGAGTGACCGGATGCGGCCTAGCAGGAACTCCTTCTCGCTGTATGTCTCCTTTACCATCAATTCGTCGTCGCCATTTTGAGCTCGTGATCGCCGCACCAGTCGCGCATCGGGTCGACGGTCATCCAGCACGTGGCATGGATCGGCTGCGGTCCGTTAGGCGACTGAATGAACGTGCCAATGACCTGGCCCGGCCGGCGTCGGCAGGCACAAAGCGTCGACAGGTCCGGCAGGACCATCCGGTCCATGTACAGGCAGGTCGAGCATGAGCGCGGGTTCAGTTGGTCTTCGTACTTGGTCTTATCCATCAGGGCCCCAAGGTGTTGGCAATCAATGTGGCATAGCCAGCGATGTCGTGCCAGCTGTCATAATGGTATGGGTCGCCGTTCAAGATGCGCGCGATCTTTACCGAAATTATCGAAAGTGCTTCGCGCATATGCGGCGGGATCGGACGCCACCCGGCATCGTCAACTTCACTCTGCGGGTGCCAGTTCGGCGTGTTCATCATCACGGCCAGGAGCGCCTGCGAGATCTCGGACTGCTCGATGAAGCTGCCGTAGGTCTTGCCACGCTCCGCCAGTGTGGCCTGAATGTTATCAGTCATTGGCTGCTCCTCGCGTCACATCGTCCACCATGACAGCCCATACCTCGTCGGCCGGCAGGCACGATTTCAGGACCCCGGGAACCTTCCCCCACTGATAGGAGCCCTGTTTGGCCGCGGCCCCGTATGCAGCCCGGAATTGGTCGCGCAGGGACACCATGACGTGCCGGCGGTCCAGGCCGCCGTTTTGGTAGGCGAACAACGCGGTTTCGGTAATGTCGGCCAGCTTTACCACGGCGTCGACTATGGTGCCCTTATGGCCACGACCGCCCCGGACCTCGATCACGTCGCGGGCGTTCTCCTCGATCAGCCGGTAGACGTCGGGAGCCACCGCCTTGGCCGTGGCCGGGATGTCGCCCGTCAGCACTTCATGCAGGTCGTGGGCAAGTGCCCAGCGCTCGATGGCGGCCATGTCCAGCGAGTTGTGGTGATCAACGCCGATCGCCTCCGCGATGGCGCAGGCGATGTGGTACACGCGGTACTGGTGTTCGGCCAGCGACTGTGGGCGCGTGAGCGCTACAATCGTCCAGCGCTTGACCTCGGTCGCGCGCAGTGCTAATTCAAGGTTGGGCATCGGGTAGATCCTTCGGGGTCACGGTAGAGGAGACCGCTGCGCATATGATAGCAGCGGCCGAAAGCGACGAAATCGCGGTCCACGTCCTTCGTCAGCGGCGCGCATTCGTGCGGTATGAGCCCGGAGTCCGGGCATACGATAGCGGGCTTGTCGGCCAGCGCCTGGTCGGGGTCGTCGCTGCGCATCACGCCGGTAGCGTGCAGGAGTGCGAAGACGCCTGCCCCTATAAGGCCGCCCAGCGCCGGCAACGCGATCTTGGACTCCCTCATATTACTCCAGGTACTCATAACAGCGTCACCTTGCGACCCAGGCGCTGCGACAGGTCGGCCTCGTAGTCCTGCACCTCGCGCCTCATGGCGTCGCGCACGGCCCGGTGGTATTCGATCTCGGTGAACACGCCTTTTTCCATGAGCAGCCGGGCCAGCGCCGCGTCGTTCACCATCGCGGAATTGATTCCGACCCGCACATGCTTGGGGTCGGCTATGTCCTGGTCGTACTGCAGCAGCATCTTAACGCCGGTCTGCATCGCGTGGGCCAGCGCCATGTACTCCTGGCGCAGCGTGTCGATAATGTCTTCGTTCATTTCTTCTCCTCGGGTTCGGGGATGCCCAGATGTTCGCGGATTAGCCGGCGCAGCTTGTAGGCGCGGGTAAAGTTCGGGGCCTTTAGGGCCTGCTGCAACAGGTCCTGGGCCACTAGTAGCTTAGCGTGCACGCGGTCGCGGTCGGCGACCATGGCCGTGAACCGCTGGTCCATGACCTTAAGCTCGTTCATCATGGCTTTGAATCCGGTTCGGAAGTAGCCGCAGGGCTAGATTGTGTCGGTTTGACGAAGTTGGGCAGCCCCACACTGCGAAGAATCTCGTTACAGGCGTCCAGCAATCGGGGGTGAAAATAATACAGCCCAGCCATCTTCGTCAGCGCCGCCTCCAGCGCAGCAACGCGGTCGCTTGCGGCGAACAGGGCATCCCTATAACCAGGATGGGGAAAGCACACCTTGTCGTTTACCGCTCGAATGATGGGCACCAAATCGTCCGATGTTCTGTCATCCATGAGGCACCTCTGTCTGAGATGCTGTCACTTCGCTCATCAGGATCGGCGCGAGGCCGGTCCATTCCGCCGACACACAAACGTAGCGTTCGTCCGGCTCATCGTCGTAGGCTTCGTGTGTTTTCATGACTCGCTTGCTGTGCATGTGGCCGTGGATGTTCTTGGCATACCGGTACATCTGGTTCTGGTGGATCGGTACGTGGGTCAACAGGCAACCGTTGTACTCGGCGGCTCCGTAAATCTTGCCGAAGTAGGTTTGATAAACCTCCAGCGGATAGTGATCGTGGTTGCCCAGCACGAGGCGCTTGTAGCCATTCAGCGAAGCCAGCACCTTGTGCCCGTCCTTGCCGAAGAACACGTCCCCTAGATGCCACACGGTGTCCCGCTTGGTAACAACCGCATTCCATCGGGCCACCAGTTCGGCGTCATGGGCTTCGATTGTGTCGAATGGCCGCGCCTCCTTCTCGAACTCTATGACCCGCTTGTGCCCAAAATGGGTATCCGAGATTACGAATACGCGGCTCATGCGGCTGGGTCTTTTATGGGCGGTGGGCGAATCTCTGATCGCGCCAATTCCAGCGCCTGGTCCCAAGGCATTTCGCAGCCGTCGTACAGTTCGCGCGCCCTTCGACCTATCGCCAAATCCTCAGCGGTGGGTCCGCACAACCTCGTCGGGCTTTGCCTATACCATTCATCGAAGTTCACTACTCACCTCCCTTTGCAGATGCGGAGTTCACCGCGAACTCTCCAGATTACTCGCTGCAGTGAACCCCAATTCATACGCGGCCTGCCTTATAGCCTCCTCGTCCAACTCGGCCTTAATGGCCCGCGACAGCCAGGAGCCCCACATCCGGTTGAGGTTCCCGTCCCGGTACTGACCGATGAACTCACCCGCGGTGTCGTAGGTGCCGCCCTCGGCGGGCCAGGAACCGGCCATGACCCGGCGCACCCAGCCCTCGAAGATCGGACGCTCCCTGTCCATCAGGGCGACGCGCTGCTCCATCGACTTGAACTCTTTCATATTGCTATCCTCTATTTGATAGACGCAAAACCCGCCGCCCACAACCGGTTTGACTCGTTACCGTCCGGATAAGGGTTCGTGCGCCCATCGTTCTGAATCGCATCCCGTTGTCCGCGCTCGTAGGCGCCCTGCACTCGATAATGCTCCAGTTCGGCGGCATCGGCGACAAGTAACCGCTCAACATCTCGCAACTCGACGTAATCGCCCATACCGCGGTCTTCGCGCATACCAACCACGGTCCAGTGTAGCACACGGAGGTTTCTCGGCGTCATCACCGCACCACCACCGTGATCTGCGTCGGGACACCCGGCGTCTGGAACGGGATCGCCGCGCAGGCCGTCGCGCTCTGTGCCCCCTCCTGGCCATTTGCAACCGCAGTGACTGCAAAACACTGCGTCGTGCCGGGCGTGAGGCCCGCGCTGATCAGCACCCCAGTGTTGGCCAGGGCCGACTGCACCTTGACCAGGGTCGAGCCCTGTGCCGCCTGGTACACGTTGTAGGTCAGCGTCGCCGTGATCGTTGAGCCGTCGCTGTTGAGCGTCGGCGCCGTCCAGGACAACGATGCAGTAGGCGATGCCCAGGCTGCTGCAGCGATCACACAGCCAATCAACATACTGATAATCCGTTTCATCATTCATCTCCATGTGTAAGAAACTATAATGCTCCGTCGGGCCCCAGCGGCGGACATTCGATGCAGTCGCAGCCCGGCGCCTCGCAGTGGTGCGGGTTATCGTGCTGGGTCCAGGAGTGCCCACATGTGGGGCACGCGGCAGGGCGCGGCAGGTTCGTGATCTCCGGCCCCTCATTGTGCGGCGTCGGTGTCGGGTTCAAGGGGTCGACGCGCCGCGGCAGGGCCGGATTCTCAGGGTCGTTGTCCTGCTCGCCGGTCGGCAGTGGCGGTATGCTTGTGCTCATGGGTCGCTCCTCGATGTGTTGTGCCAGGCCGGTGACCTCGTCGAACACCCAGCGCCTGGCCTCGTTTATTTCCATCTTCTCGGCGATCGCCTTCGCGATGTTGATGTGGTTCATGCTGCAGTAGTCGAGCAGCAGGATGAAGACGTCGGCCGCCTCGTGCGGGCTCGACGGGTCAGCGATAAGCTCGCCCACCTCCTGGTATAGTTTGAGGAACACGCCGGCCGACGTGCGCTTGGGGAACTGCCGGCTGGCCCAGGCCGTCACGGCGCGCTGGACGTCGGAGAAGCTGTCCCAGTTCACTTGAACCACCTGCTGAAGCTGCCCTGGCTGAGCCACTGCGCGGTGAACACGTCGTCCACATAGATCGCGTCCGCGGCTGTGGGCCCGAACGTGAGGATGCGCGGCCGGACGCCGGTCCAACTCTCAATCTCGACCAGCCACTTGGACAGCTTCTCGCCGATGTTCTGCCCGTACTCGGGCTGCGGCGCCACATAGTCGGCAAACGTCAGTACCAGGTGGTTGGGGCTGCAGATCCAGGCGGCCTCGCGGGCCTGCTGAGCGCTGAACGTGAACACGCGCCGCGGCAGCCGAGTTACGGTCGTGAGTTCGGGCTCGCGGCCGAGGTCGGCCTGCCAGTCAAGTTCTGTCTGGTCGTCGTAGCATGCGCCGGACGTTCCGACGAGGCTTCCGTCGGCCGCGTCGTAGCGATTCGCTACTCTGATGGGGAATGTGCGCATCGTGCCCCAGACGGTGGCCCCCCGTGCGGTGTCGAACGGTATCCTGCAGTCGGCCAGCAGCTGCGTCACGCTGACGTCGCGCGAGGTCGTGTGCGGCCAGAACTTGGTGTGGCTGCCCAGCGAGAACCCCTGGGCGCCCTCGATCAGGATGTGCCGGGCGGTCGCGACCTCGGAGTTGTACAACTGCTCGGACACGCAGAACTGCACGTCAATCATCGCCAGCGCCTTCTGGATGTCGCGATACAGGGCCATCGGGGCGTCGCGGGCCAGCGGCGACTTGTACGGGTCGCGCCAGATCTTGTCGATGGTCGCGGCCGAGGTGCCCTTCATCGTGGAGCCGATGCGCGCCAGCACCTTCTCGGCCTCGGCGTGCCGCGGCTGCAGGATGCAGGCGTTGGGGTGAATCACGATACGCTTACCGGCCAGGTAGCTGCGGGCCGCCTTGGCCTCGGCCAGCAGCGAGTCCAGGTTCACCACCGACCCGGGGCCGATCAGCTGCGTGCACACGCTGTGGCACACCAGGCTGTTGGCCAGCATTGTGTGCACGAACTTGTGGCCCGCGGCGTTGATCGCCGTGTGGCCGGCGTTCGGGCCCCAAGCCGTCATCGCCACGTCGGGCTGCAGCTGTTCGCCCAGGAGGTGTGCCAGCGCGCCCTTACCGGTGCTGCCGTACTGCATATCGACCACTATATCAAGCTTTGTCATTTTGCCGTCGCCTCGAACCAGTTCTTACCAGTCTTGCCTTTGCAGAGTATGGGAACCCTGAACTTCAGGGGTGTCTTTTCGCCATCGAACCGTTGCAACAGGTCGAGGATGTCGACCTGCTTGACCTGCTTGCCTAGCGAGATGCACAGTTCGTCGTGCACCGACAGCATCAGGCGCGAGTCGGTCCCGTGCAGCATCTCGGCGACCTCGATCATCTTGTATTTGATGATGTCGGCGCAGGCGCCCTGGAACAGGAGCCCTGCGGCCTTGTGCGCGCCCTGACCTCGCGGGAAGTGCAGTCGGCGCTTCAAGGGCGTAAGGATGTAGCCGCGGGCCTTGGCCACGGACTCGGCGCCGTTGGTCATGCCCTTGATGCCAGGGATCGTCGCGTGGTATTTCTTGAAGATCGCCTCCGCGGCCTCGCCGGCCCGGAAGTAGCCGCGCTCGTCCACCCAGTAAGGCAGGCCCATCTCGCGCGCCAGCTTCCCCTGGCCCATACCAAACACCATCGCAAGGTTAATCTGCTTGGCGTTAGCTCCGCCGGTCTTCTGGTCGCGGTTACGCGGCACGCCCACCAGCTTCGACACCAGGCCGTGGAAGTCGACCATGGGGTCGGCCGCGTAGGCGTCGAGCAGTACGGGCTCCTTCACGTAGTGCGCAAAGCAGCGAAAGTCGATCTGGTCGTAGTCCGCGCTCAACCAGCTGTTGCCGACGTCGGGCAGGAACAGCGACCGCACTATGCGGGCAAGCTTCACGTCCCTCGCGTGGATCTGTTGCAGTGCGGGCTCGGTCACGCTCATGCGGCCGGTGGTCGTGCCGGAATCCGCCTCGGTCTTGGTCTGGTTGATGTTGCAGTGGATGTAACCCTTGTAGCTGTCGCCCAGCACGTACCGGTTGACGAACACGTCGCGGGCCTTGATCATGCCGCGGATATTCGCGATCAGCCCGGCCTCGGGGAACTTCATATTGTTGAGAGCATGCGTCCGGACCGACGCGTTGCCGCCGTCGGTGGGCTCCAGCGGCGTGCCGTCCCGCGCCCGCCACTGGCCCTGGTCGTCCTTCACGGGCGCCACGATCTTGAGCACCTGCGGCCCTGAGTTCACGTTGACCTTGGAGCCCACCAGGCGGTCGAGTTCGCGCTGGTCGGCCTGGACCTGGCGGTCGAGCTCCTTGGAGGCGATCTCGGCGCGCTCCAGGTCCACGCGTACGCCGCGCTTCTCCAGGTCCAGCACGACGCCCAGCAGCTGCCGCTCGACACCGCAGATGTAGCGCAGGTCCTGCTTCTCGATCTCGCGCTCCTGGGCCAGCCAGACGCGCAGCGCTATCGCGGCGTCCGGGCAGGCGTACGTCGCTACCATCTCCTCGGGCGCGTACTGCAGGTTCAGGATCTGCGCATCCCGCGTGGCCTTGCCACCGTGGGCCTGCGCCAGGGCGCCCCATATCTCGACGCTCTTTTTACCGGCGTCGTACTTGCCACCCAGCGAATCCAGGCTGTACTCGTGCCGGTGTTCGTCGATCAGCGCCTCGCGAATCATGGTGCAGTCGATCTTGGCCGGGTCGAGCGGACAGCCGGCCTCGCGCAGGAAGTGCGCGTCGAACTTGATGTTATGGTTGACGACCTTGCGCGCCCGGCGCAACTGGTCAAAAGCCCAGCGGCGCTGGTTCTCGATGCGGATGTCGACGTAGATGCTGTCGACCTTGGTGCCGCCAGCAAACCAGGCGAAGGCCAGGCCGAACGGCTCGTCCTTCCAGAACTTCAGGCCCGTGGTCTCGGCATCACACGCGATCACGTGATGGCTCGACAGATCAGGGAGAAGCTTGAGTCGCTGTTGCGTCACTTACGTCCGCCGGTCCATATCGACACGATTGTCGGTACCAGTATAACCAGGGTAAGGCATAAGGCCGTGATCGCGTGGTCGATTTGCTCAGGTGCCCAGCACATGTCAGTATCCTCTATGATCGAAAACGCATTTTACCACAGGCGTCACGCGGCGTCTACCAGCAGCAGTGTCACCGTAATGATCGCAATAGTAGCCATCAACCAGATCGCATGTTCCCAGGTGAACTGCGGCCGGCGGGGCTTCGGTATCATGCCGCCCTCGGGAACAGGTATCCGTTCGTGTCGTGCACCAGGAACAGGTTCGTCTTAGCGCGGGTGACCCCAACGTACATTACGCGATGCTCGGCGTCCTGGTCCTTGTAGAACGACTCAATGGTCGACTTAGTCATTGACGACACCACGACCACCGAGTCCGCCTCCATGCCCTTGGCGCTGTGGATCGTACGCAGGTCGACGCGCCGGGCGTCCAAGCTCACGCGCTGCAGGTACGAGATCTCGGCGTGATTGGTGTTGATGACGTCGGTGGCCTTCTCGCCGTCGAGCATCTCGGCCACGGCGCCGTAGCCCACGGTGTCGGCCAGCTGCAGGCCATACTGCGTGAGCCCGGAGCGGATCACGCGGATGTCGACCGCCTCGAACCACTTCTCCTGGCGCAGCCGGTGGAACGCCTGCCCGGAGCGCTTCTGCAGCGGCGAGTTGCCGACATCGGTTACGAACGGCACGAGTTCCTCGGTGAGCAGCCGCACGTACTTGGCGCGCGAATATTTGTTCCTGAACAGGATCATCATGGAGTTGCCGCGGTACAGGTCGCGCAGCATGGGCTTGTCGAGCGCGACGCCGGACGCGACGCGCCCCTCCGCCGGCCGGGGCCTGTACTCCTTGTGCTGGCGGGCCGACATCTTGGACGCGATCGCCTGAGCCAGCGAGTGCACGGCCGAGGGCACGCGGTACGACTGCGATAGCACCTTGACCTCGGAGTCATGCTTCTCGGCGAAGCGTGCCATGCCGTGCGGGTCGGCGCCGGTCCACTGGAAGATCGCCTGGTCGTCGTCGCCGGCCACGGTCACGTCGTCGCACACTTCGAGCATGCGCTCGACCACGGCCCAGTGCAGCGGCGTCAGGTCCTGCGCCTCGTCGATCACCAGCGAGCCCAGGCGCGCGACGAACCCGCGCTCGACGGTCATGGTAAGCATGTCTGTGTAATCCACAAATCCAAACGCATCCTTCCATTCTCGATAGGCGTGTACGAAACGCCTAAAATCTGTACGGCTGCCGACTGCACCATAAGCCTCAAAAGCGGCGTCATCAGTGATTCCGACGGTGCGAGCGAAACTGTTAACGTGAAAATAGGTCCGGAGTTCACTCGGCTTCTCCTCATCGGCCTCCAGGATGAACCCGGTGCGCTTGCAGAACGACTCCAGGTTGTGGTCGGACACGACCTGCGCCCGCGACAGACCCAGCGCCCGGAAACACAAGCTGTGGATCGTTGACGCCTTCCAGTCGATGCCGGTTTTCTTGAGTTCCTGATACTGCGCCGACGACGTCGCCGCCTGCGCCGCGGTGCGGGTATGCGAGCAAAACGTCACCGTGCCGTGGCGCTCCAGCGAGCGCTGTACAAGATAGGTCGTTTTTCCTGTGCCCGGCATCATGGCGGGCCGAATACTGTGTGGTTGGGTATCTTACCCACGGCACACCTCTTCGGCCCGCAATCTCCTCAGTATCTGTGACTTAGAAACGCCGGTTCTGGCCGCGATTGCTCGCGACGACAGGCCCTGCCGCCTCAACTCGATGATGTTCGCGTACACCTCGTCTCCGTATCTATGCATGTGGTTGTCGACACCTCGAAAGACCGGCGGCGCCAGATTCGTGCCGTGGCGCACTTTATCAGCGTGTTGTTCGCTGGCCGTGCCCCACTTCAGATTTCGTCGTCTATCATCCAAGCTATTGCCATTCATATGCCTACAGCTTTCGTGCGGCAGACGCTCCCGGTCAAACGTCTCCAGCACCAGCCGGCAGACCTTCAAAATCGGCTCTCCTCGGCCACCCACGGAACACACGCGATACTCGGGGTTGTGGCCGTCTCGCTTAATACTAAGGGTCTTAATGCGGCCATTCCTACGCACTCTGCCCATGTTGCTAACCTCGACGTCATGCGTCGGATGCTTCTTCCATCGCTCAGTCATTATGCAACGTGTCCTCGAACGCCTTGGTCTTTTGCTTGTTCATTATCATGTACAGGTAGACCCCGATGCAGACCGTCACCACCAGGAGTGCGCCTGCCGCGGCCAGGCCGCAGACGAACCCCAGAAACCAGTAAGTCACGAACATCGGCATCTCCCGAAACTGTGGCGGTACCCTGCCGGGTTCCCTCACAAGTTGCACTCTCGTGCATACCGCCACCTTTGGCCCCGTACTGCTCCACGGCGCGGGTTAACCCCGGCTCGGGCAGGGCATCGGACAGCCCTCTACACCCGCTTAGCCGGCCGCACCGCTTCGCAGGTCCTAGTAGTCCTTGCCTGGCTCCAACGCGTCGTCCGGCGGCGTGTCGGTGCTGGTATCGGCCACCACGTTACGCTCGCCCCGCTTGACCGACTCGTACAGCGCCTCGCCCTTCTTGTACACCTCGACCGGCGCGAACCCCAGCGTCTGCACGTTGAGGTTCCAGAAATCGTCGCCCTTGTCGTTACTGTCCTCGACTGCGAACACGTTGTAGATCCTGGTGAAGCGGTCGTTGCCGTTCATCCGGATCAGCGCGTTCCAGGCCCGCGACACCTTGAGTTTGGAGCGCGACATGGAGACCACGATCTCCTCGGTCTCGCCGGTCGCGTCGTCCAGGAGCAGGCAGAACTGCTGGGCAGTCTCCTGCGCGGTGAACTGCTCGGGGTCGTCCTCCTGATTAATGCGGATCTGCGCCTCTTCCAGGGTCGGGAACGCGCCCCGGAACCCGCCACCGGCCTTGCGGTCCTTCCATACCAGGTACTCCTTGCGGAAGAACACCGGGCATACCACCGCATTGTGTCCGTACAGCTTACGGGTTACCGAGTTGAAGAGCATGCCCTGCTCGGCGCCCTCGATGTACGCGGGGTCGCTCTTCTTGATCGCGGGCGACAGCGCCTGGATGACTTCGAGCCTGGGGATGACCAGGTCCTCCATCCCGACGTTCTCGCTGCCGCGGTTCATACCCTGCTTGATGTAGTCGGGCACGGCCACTGTGCCGGCCTGCTCTTTCTTCGCCACCTGTGTGGCGGCCTTGGGTACCACTGCCTTGTTCGCTGTCTTGCTTGCTGCTGATGCCATTGTCTTGATGTCCTTAACTTAGTTGATGTAATACTACGACGTTTTGATGGCGGCTCGCGTGAACGGCCGTGTTTCTACGATCTCGGACGGGACGTCCTTTCTGCCCTCCTCTGGTTTGAGCTTGTTCTGCGCACGGATGAAAGCGGCCAGCGTCTGCGCGTTTACGCTGTCCTGGATCATGTCCTCCAGCAGGTTGTCAATCAGCCATTGCTTGAGGCCATCCTTATCCAGCACGGTGACCTGAATGTCGTCAGACAGATAGCAGGTGCCGACGTCGGCCACCGTGATCTTTTCGATGCCCTTCTCGTCGAACAGGTCCGGCAGGTGCGAGAACCGGATGCGGTCGAGGAGCGCCGACTGCGCCGACGTGATCGCCTTCAGCTGGTTGCCCAACTGCTTGATGCGCGCCATCGACTTGACCAACCCCTCGACGTTCCCCTCCTCGCGCAGCTTGTCGACATGCATCCCGGCGCTTACGATGATCTCCCCGAGGCTCGCGAGCGGAGTGGCTATATCAGCCTTGGGTTTCGTCGCAGGCGGCGCCGCGGGCTTCCTCTTGGCTCCCGCCAGTGCCGACGCGGCCCGGTTTGGGGTCGCCGGCATGCCGATCTTCTCCTTGTACTGCTCGTACGCCGACTTCGGCCGGTCCTCGTGGGTCTTGATCGCGCCGACCCCTGACGCCTTCTTCGCTGCCGCCATGTTCGCTATTCCTCTATGCTGCTGCTGTTTGTGACAAATCAATCGAGTAAGGTATGTACCGGTAGTGCATGGCGTCCCAGGCCAGGAACTGGTGCCTGGCCCCATGTTCCATCAGGATCATGCTGACCACACACATCTTGAGCGGCTTGCCCGTCGGTATCAGGTAATCCACCATGGGCACGTAGTTCTTCAGCTGCTTGCGCAGGCTGTGGACGACGTCCCGGTTCCAGTGGTCGTCGCCACCGGCACCTGTTGCAAAATTCTGGGCACGCAAGCTCACGACGTCACCGAACGCTTCCGCTGGTGTATAGTCGAAGCTGTTCGTGTCCATTATGTAGACCGTAGCCATCGCGTTCGTTCTCCTATATGGTCGGCATTTTAGCACGCCTCCATCTGTCCGTCTATCTGTCAGGGTGTTCATTCGTCCTCCATGCGCACATGCGCGACAACCATCGACGCCATGCCATCCCACAAATCTTTCTCGTCGTTGTCAAGAGACGCCCAGGTATCCACCAGGCAGTTCTGGTCGCGGCTCGCCTGGACGTAAATCGAGTAAAGCTGCTCACCGGTCATGATCGTGCAGCCCCGGCGCCTTGTGCCAGTGTTTAAGTTCCGCGGCCGACGGCGGGCGCAGCCAGTACGGCGGCTCGCAGCGGCAGCCCAATAAATGTTGACAGCCCGGCGCCTGCCGCGGTGCGCGGGTGTAGGCGTTGGGCTCAGGTCGTGTGCTATTGGTGGTCATCGTACTACGCGCTCCAACAGTTGGTCATTGCACGAATTTGGGTTAACACACATCGATATACACGTCGTGATCCGCTTCATAATCTTCTTTTCCGACAGCGCGTGCCTGGTCCAGAAGTTCATTGTTCGATATCGGACGTGGAGCGGCAACTCGTTTTGAACCATTTCATGGTGGTTAAGCAAAATATCGACGATGGCAGAACGCATTATACCTTTAGGACTGTTTGGTCTGTGCCTTTTCATAGTTACTCGGTAATCTGCCTTGAGTCGTAGGATGTGCGGCCCTTTCGGATAATCCTTATGTGTCTTGCCACTGCGCTTCATTGCTTCGGCCAGGTTCACACCTCGGGGCCTGCCCACCTTTCGTTTCACAACGGGAACCACCGTCGTGGTTTTTACATACGTCGTCGACATTGTCATCACCTCTATTGTGCTATACACTATACGATCACTTCCCGGCCTTCCTGCATCTGCTGCTTTCTTTTGCAAGTCGCAACGATTACTGCCACTCTATCAGGCCCCAGGCCCACTTCCCGCGCTATGCTAGCATAAGTGCAACCTGCGGCGTGGTCTGCGATGATTTTAGCGTTTCGGGCCGTATATGCATCAGGGTCGGTTAGTGCTAGTGACCACTGTTTGACCTTCCTGCGTCTCTTTCCATTAATTATAATCATACCATGATCTCCTTTCCTGCCTGCATCTGCTGCGCTACATATGTTGCAAGGTCGAGCTTAACCTCATGCGCTGCCACCAGCGTCTCGTCCACTGTCTTGTTCGCCACGAAGTCAATATACGTGACCGGATGGCGGAGGCCGGCGCGGTGAGCGCGGTCCTCGGACTGCGTGCGGATCACGTAGCTGTTGGAGTGCGAGTAGTAAATCACGGTCTCGGCCGCGGTCAGCGTCAGGCCCACGTGCGCCAGCTGCGTGGTCGACACGAAGTACCTGTAGACGCCATTCTGGAACCCGTGGATCAGCGCCTGCCGCTGGTCGGCGTCGAGGTCCGAGGTGAACACGGCAGCCTTGCCCTCGGGCAGCACGTCGGTTATCAGCCTAAGTTCAGGCACCCACTCGCAAAAGATGATGACCGGCCCCTGCAGAACTTCAAGTTCGGTGATCAGCGCCTGCAGGCGCGTGTTGTCCTTCGCCGGGATGCGCGCCACCGGCACGCCGTCCTCATTCGGCAGGAACCCGCCCAGCAGCTGGCGCAGGCGCAGCATCTTCACCAATACGTTCTTGAGTTCGAACGGCTCCAGCGCGTTCTTCTTCAGCGCGGCGTACTGGTCACGGTGCGCCTTCGAGAGTTCGATGTAGCGCCGCGTGTAAATCTTCTCTGGTAGGTCCAAGCACTCCTTCTTGGTGATGGCGAAGGTGTACGGCTGGATGAACCCCATAAACTCTTCGACGTTGTCGTAGCCGATGATGTTCTTCTTCTTGAACCCGCCCATGATGGCGTAGCGGTTGCGGAACGCGTAGAAGTCGCCGATGCCGATGATGTTGGGGTCCAGGAACTCGTACTGGGAGTACAGGTCGATCAGCGACTTGGTAACCGGCGTACCGGTCAGGCACAGCCGGACCTTGGCCTGGCGCCCGATCTGCTGCAGGATCTGCGTCCGCACTGTGCTGTGCGTCTTGATGGAGTGCGACTCGTCGATGACCATCATGAACTTATGGTATGGAGCCCAGGCCATGAAGGCGGCGCCGGCCCTGCCCTGGGAGAATGACTCCACGCCCGCGATGATGAAGCAGATCTCGCCGTCGCGGATGTTACTCACGCCCTTGAACTTGGAGTCGGCGCGGTGTACGACGAACGGCAGCGGGCAGTGGGTTCTGAGTTCGTCCTCCCAGGTGCGGCACACCGACATCGGGCAGACGATGACGACGTACTGTACGCGCTGGTGCAGGTAGTGCGCGCAGCCGACATCGATTGCCACCTTGGTCTTGGCCGTGCCCTGCTCCATCGACAGGAAGAACGCGTCGCGGGCGTACGCCAGCTGCATGGCCCGCTTCTGGTGTTCGTAGGGCTCGGGGCCGGCGTGCCTGTACCAGGCCGGCCAGGCGCGCAACTCCTGCGTGCCGCTGGTGGCCCGGTGCGCAGCCTCCAACGCCTCGGGCTGCCACTCCCATTTGTCGCTCTTCAATGTATCGAGCATGACCTGGCAGTTCAGCCGCGTCGCCGGTACCTGCCAGACCCCGGCCTTCTTCATGAACCGGCGCATGGGCAGCCGCATCACCGGGCCGATGAACTGCGGCGGCGCGTTAATGAAGAACTGATTCTTGTCAGCGACGTAGCGGATCATGGTCGTCGTATGAACGCCCGGTACAGCGGAATCCAGTCGCCCGCGTAGCCTTCCGGCTGGCGCGGCCCGTGGACATACTGCCGCGGGACCAGGCGCGCGTGCAGCCAGCCCATGATGTCGGGCTCGCAGATCGTTATGCGGTTCTTGGTATGGATCGTCATTTCCACCGGCACGACCATGTCCACGTAGATCTCGGTCGGCCCTTTGACGATCACATCTTTAACTTCGCATTCGTTCATCACATCGCTCCCGTCGTGGCGTAGAGCGGCCGGCGGCGCCGGGCCTGGTTCCGGGCATCGCGCTCGATCCGACGCAGCCGACGGGCAACCTCGCGGGCGCCGCAGCCCGGCATCGGTAACGGGTGCCTGGAATAGGACTCGGTGCGCCACCGATAGCCGGATATCGCCCGCGCCCGCGCCATGGTCAGGTACCCGATCTGGCCGGCGCGTTCGATCAGGATCGACGCCTTCCAGCGCGGGCCGGGCGGCGGCTTAGCGCCCTTGCGTGCCGCGGCCTTCTTGCGCTGTCGGCGGGTCACGCTGTGCGGCTTCTTGCGGTAGTTCTGGTTCATATTATTCACAGGTCCTCGTACCTGTCAAGCAGGTCACGCAACTCCTGCATGAAAACACGGCGGGCGCTGTCGCTCTTGCTCAGTATGAGCGGCTTGCGTTCAGCGCTGTACCTCTCCATCGCCTGTGCCACGGCCTGGGCGTCGAGTAGCAGGGCACGGTCGGCCTCGTCGATGGGCTTCGAGTGCCCCTGCGTGGCCTGGTCCTCGAACAACGCGCACCAGGCCCGGACCGCCTGCGCCGAAATCTTCTCGCCGCCACGCAGCACGAACACGGGCTCGGACTGTTCGGCCCGGCGCCAGCGGCTATGCCCCTGTGTCGTTTCTTCCAGCTTGTTCATCAAAACGCCACCCCTACAGTTAGTTGTACCCCTAATCCGTCCTCGTCCTTGGACACCACCGCGCTGACGAGTAACTGCGTCTCGCAGTGGTCGCAGTCGGTCTCGAAGCTGACGCCCTCGGGCACGTCGCCGTCGTCCGTGATGCCGCACGGCCTGTCGCACACCGGGCACATAAGATCGTAGCCCATCAATAATCCGGCCGGAACGTCGCGGCCACCTCTTCCTCGGGCGGTGAGTACGGCATCATCCAGACGTTGGTGTAGGTCTTGCCCAGCAGCGCCCTGACCGAGATCGCGGACAGCAGGTGCAGCTGCGTCGTGATCTCGCTCGACGTCATGCGGATGTTGTACTGAGCGCGCAGCCGCTGCTCCAGGTGCAGCAGACGGAACATGACCATACGCTTGTCCTCGTAGGTCACGGTCGCCGGCCCGGTGTCGCGGACGTACAGCTTGCGCAGGTTCTCGTCCTGCTCCTGCTTCTGCGTCTGGGCGTCGCGCAAGATGTGCGACAGCGCCGACAGGAACTGCTCGTTGAGCGCGATGCCCTCGGTGTCGCCGATTATCGACAGTTTGTCGGTAAGGAGCGACTGCACGAAGATCATCCAGTCGTCGGCCTTGTACACCGGAAGCAGCTGGCGCGTGAGGTCCAGGACGCGCTCGCGGAACTCCAGCGAGCTTATCAACGTGCGGGTCTTCATCGCGATCTCCTGCCCGTAGATCGTCACCACCCAGGTGGGCGGGTCGGTCGCGATCTTGAGCAGCTTCTCGACCGGCGGCATGTTCTGGTAGTCGGTGCCCATGCGGACGCCGAACTTGAGGAGCTTACACGCCTCCTTGTTGCACAGGGACAGGCACGGCTCGTCCTTGCACTTGTAGGCGTAATCGGTGCGGTTCACGGAGCCGCGGATCTTGCGGATCTCCGCGTCGTCGAGCGGCTTCGCGAACGCGGCCTGGTTGAACAGCTCCATGCGCGACTTCCAGTCGTCGGGATAGATCCGCTTGAGCCAGATGGACGCCTGGAACAGCGACAGGTTACGGTGCCCCTCGCCGCGATGCTCGTCATGGATCTTGACGATGCACGGCGGCGCCTGGCTGAGGTCGTAGAGTGTGGTGCCGGCGGCCGGGCCCTGGTCGACTGCCGCGGCCCGCTTTTCGGCCTCCGTGAGAAAATGTTCGAGGCTGGTGGGCATCCCGCCTATAATAGCGTAGCGCTCGGTCACGCCGGCCGCGTTGAAGTACGGCAGGTTGATCCAGGACCCCAGGCCGCCGGCCACGATCCGGTCCTGCTTGGGGAACACCTCGGCGGTCGGGTACCCCATCGTGGTCGCCCAGCCCTTGAGGACCTGCCGCGCGAACTCGACGCCCAGCGGCCGGGGAAAGAACGCGTAGCAGTGAGCGCCTCCGCTCTTGGAGCGGCAGACTATGAGCCCGACGTTGAGTTTGTCGGCCTTGGGCGCCACCTTGGCGGGGTCAGCGTCGTAGGCGTTGGGCCCGTGCACGTCGATGTCGATCACGCCCCAGGTGCACAGGCCGTCGTCGCGGATCGGCACGACCCCGGTCCCGAACTTCCCGTTCAGGTGACTCTTGAAATACCTGAACTCCGGGGCGTCGCGGACCGTGGACGTGCGACCATCCTTCGGGTCCCAGCGTCCGCGCGACGCGGTCGAGCACTCGAACACAGCCTGGAACCTGCGGACCTGGCTATCGTCGACCACGGGTCACCGGCTCCAGCTGCACCGAGTCCATGATGTCGAGGGCTGCGATGGCCGCCAGCAGCGCCTGCTGCGTCCGGTCGTCTCCGGAGCCCCCGGGAGCCACGAGAGGCTGGAGTTGGTCCTTACATAGCGATAGTGCCTTCTTGACGGCACGGAACTGGTCACGGTGCAGCGTCTCGACCATCCGGGCGCTCACGTATCCAGGTCCTCGCCCGGGACCGGGGCGCCGGACCAGGCTCGGACCTGCTTGAGCAGGTTGATAATGCGTGACTGCTTGGCGAACACCTCGTCGCGCAGCTGCTCGATCAGGTGGGTGTTGGCGAACAACGTCTGATTAGCCAGGGCGAGGTCGAGCCTGAGCGTCGCCAGCTGGACGAGCAGTTCGTGGTTCTCGCTCCGCGCCAGATGGGCGGAGATCAGGATGGCATCGATTACCCAGTCATGCGGCTCGAACGATTCGGCATCCGCGACATACGACTCTGGGCGGGCTCGCGCCGCTTGCACAGCAATGTCTCGGGCTTGGGATCTGGTCATTGTTACTCCGTTATACTCTATGAGAAAGGAGGGCGACATCATACCACACGCGGCCGACGGTCGCCAGTCTATCTAGATACCTTGACTGGACGCCTCGCCCGTGCTTGTGGCTTGACTACGGCGCCGGATGCGTAGAGTCCAGGGAACTCGACCAGCCGCGCCAGGACGATGCAGGATTTCAGCGAGTCGCAGAACACGGTCACCTGCTGCAGGTGTTGCACTTTGACCGCATAGGCGTAGACCGCGGCCATCAGCCGGATGGCGTACTCGCACTTGTCGGCGCGGCCGGCGCGGGCCGCCAGCCTGTTGACACGGATGGGGTTGGGCGGGCCCTCGTTCTCGTGCAGGATCAACAGCGACGGGACGCCGACCGCCTCGATCTCGCCCAGTGCGTCGGCGGCGGCCAGGACCGCGGCGGCCTGGTCGGTCGTGCACAGGCCACGGCCCAGCGAGTCGAACCAGCCCTGCATCTCGGCCTGCAACTGCTCGAAGATGGCGAAAGCCTGCTGGACCGCAGGCTGCACCCCGTAGGAATCATAAGTGCCCGTCAGCAACCGGTAGCGCCGTGCTGCCATTATACTTCTCCCCCAGGCCGGCCTCAATCAGTCAGGGACACGGGGCCCCGGACGACCAAGCTCGCCAGTAAGTTCATGTACGCCACTCGGGCGGCCACCAGTTCCTCGCGGTTCTGCTCGAAGCGGAAGATGTCCGCATACATGGCATCTTCCGCCTTTTCCACGCGCAACCGGGCGGCTTCGAGCGTGGGGTCGGGGTAGTGGGAGCGGATTACCCGGCCGTTGGCACGGAAACCCAGCTGATTGGGCGCCGTTGCCGTGGCTCCGTCCATCAGCCGGCGGCCTCGATGGTAATGACGTCACCCGCGGCCAGGGCCCACTGCTCGGTCTCGATAGTGCGCACGACGACCTGGCGCACCAGGTCGGGGTCCTCGGGGTTCCTTAAGGGGATGTCGGCCCGGTCGAGTTCGCCGCCGTGGTCGCCCCTCAAGACTAGTTGCAATTTGTGCATCGCCATTTCAGTATACCTCTATGTTATCAACAGTCGGTGGTCGGGCACCACGCCCGACCACTACGGAGCCATTAACTGGCCCGTGCGGCAGCCCGCTCTTCCTTCGCCTTGGCCTTCGCCCGCTCCAGGCCGCGCACGCGGTTGCCCAGGTTCATGCGCTGCATGCCGGCGTTCAGGTGCTTGTACTGCTCCTTGAGCGTGCGCTCGGACACGTCCATCTTCTTGGCCACGAACTCGTACACCTCGGCCAGCGTCATGCCGCGCATCTTGGTCGACACGTCGTCGCCGTTGTCGTAGGCCACGTTGCCCGCGGCGGTCTTGTGCTGGACGTAACTGTCGAACCGCTTGAACTGCGTGCCCTCGCCCGAGGTCACCTTGCGGACGCCACGCGGCAGCGCGGCCTTGGCGGTGCGCGGGACGCGGACCTTGGTGGAGCGCTTGCGGGCGCTGGGGGATGCTGATGCCATGGTGTTGCTCTCCGTTTGCTTGTTGATTTCTTCAATCGACTCGGCAGTCATTTTGCCGGCCTCGGCCTGGGGCGGTACGATCGACACCTCGGTCGCGCGGACCTTGCGGGCCCGGCCGGTGTTGTCGATGATGTCCGTCCAGCCGCGGCTCAGCTTGCGTACGTCACAGGGCAGGCCCTTGTACATTGCATGCTCGGCGCCGACGGTTACCGGGGTCTTGGTCTTGATGGTCATGTTAACTATCCTCTATGTGTTGATGTGTAAAGCTATCGCAGACGAATTAGAACACGGGAGAAGCTACTGGCACAAGTATTGATGACAAGGTAGGCGCCGCGTGTCAGACGGCACCTACATGAACCTCACTTGACCTTGCGGGTCGGCCACTGGTTGAACACGGTGCCCAGGGGCGACACATTGACGATGCGCTGGGTGAGCCAGCGCTCGGTGGTGCCGTCGGCCAGGGTCACCTGCATCACGCTGCGGGCCCAGACGCGGTCGCCGACCAGCGTGGCCGCGGTGACTTCGCCGATCTTGCCCACCAGCTTGGCTACATACGCGGTGTACTGGGCCGAGGCGCCTTCCTCGGCGTCGCGGATGAAGCGGGCGCAGCCTTCGGCGTCCATCTTCACGATTACCGGCTTGGTGCGGTCGGCGAAGCTATAGGTGCGCTTCTCGACTTCGCGGGTCAGGTGCGCGACCAAGGTCAGCTTGGCCTTCGCCTTCATGTACTCCGGGCGGCTCATATTGCCGTGCGGGTGCGGCGCCAGGACCTTGACGTCGCCGCCGGCCGCCTCCAGTTGCTTGGTGATCGACTCGATGACGCGGATCGCGTAAGCGCGGGCGTCCTCGATGGCTTCCTGGCGGAGGGGCTCGACGGCGGCGACGATGGGGTTGTTCATGCTTGCTATCCTCTATATGTTGATCAATCCCGAGCTTGCATTAGAACATGCGCCCGGGATTGCTGTCAATTATTACACAATCCGCAGGTAGGTGCCGGCGGGGACCTTGTCGGCCACGCACAGGTTGGCGTAGGCCACGGCATCGGAGCGCTTGCCGACGCCGTAGGTCTTGACCTCGATCATCTGGTTGCCGGCCTCGGGCGCGTCGACGTCGAACGACACATGGGTCAAGCGCCAGCCTGCGTAACCACCCGCGAGGGCCTCGATCATCACCGCAACGCCGAGGTCGAAGTTGTTAAAGGTCTGGGTCTGCATGGCGCTATCCTCTATAAGGCGGTCGAAATTGACCGTGGAGACATTAAAACACGGCTTGAACAGATTGCACAATTATTTCTGCTTCGCAAAGTCCGCGCATCGCTGGCAGCACGGCACGTCGCCCAGAACCGGGTGCGCCACCGTAGTCACGGCCGGCCGTACGCACTTAAGGAACCAGCGGCAGACCGGCGGCCGGCGCGCGGCCTCGGCCAGTCGTGCCTGGGCGCGCTGCAGCTGTGCCGGCGTCACTTGGACACCTCGATGCTGGCGCGGTCGGCCCACAGGCGGGTCGCGGTGTCAATCATCGCGCGGACCGGGGCGGACTTGTAGCCGGCCAGGGCCTCGGTCAGGCTGCGGTAATTCTTGCCCATGCCGCGCCAGGCGCGGTGGGAGGCGTTGCTGGTCACGACCACCTGGACGGTGTCGGCGGCGACCGAGATCGCCATGGTCTGCTTGCCGCAGCGCAGTTCGGCGAACACGTACTCGCCCAGGTTGGAGTAGATCTTGCGGCTGGCTTCGATGATTTCGACGTTCATTGCTCTATCCTCTATGTGTTGATCAATCCCGAGCTTGTATTACAACATGCCCGGGATCGGTTGTCAATCCCCTAGCCGCACAGCTTCTGTTCGGCCCGCACCCGGGCCATAGCCGCGTCGAGCCCGGGGCTGGTGAACTCGATCCTGTACCGGATACCGGCGCAGCCGCTTCGATTCGGACGCTGCTCCTCGATCGTCGCGAATCGGTCGCCGGCCGGTACGACCACCAACCACACGCCGGACTTCACGTTACGATCGTAGGTCGAGCGCTTAACGACCTTATAATATTTGCTTGGCATTATCATATCCTCTATATGTTTGACTTGACCGAGGCTCCATTGGAACATGCCCCGGTCAAGTTGTCAATCCCCCTAGCTCAGCTGCCGGTCGAGGCTGATGCCGGAACCGTAGACCGCGCCGGCCCGGCGGGCGTTCTCGTCGCGCAGCACCACCTTCGAGGTCTTGGTCCGGAGTTTCACGCCCGTGGTCGCCAGGAACTTATCATTCTCGACGGCCTCGCTCTTATAGATCACGGCCAGCGACATGCCGGTGGACGCGGCCGGCTTCGGCGCCTCGGCCTCGGCGCGCAGCGCCTGGCAGCGGGCGTATACCTTGTACATCGCGCCCATCGCGAAGCTGGTGTACTGCGTCTGCAGGTGGGGGTAGGTCGCGCGCTGGTAGGCGCGGGCCTCGTTGTGGATCGAGGCCACCAGGTACTTGGCCATCTCGCGGGCGGTCACCGCGTTGGAGGTGCGGCCGATGAAGTTGTGGTGGGCCTGGCCCGAACCCCGGACCTTGGTGTAGTAGTACGAGCAGAAGAACAGTTCGGCCGCGGCCATCGCGACCTGCCGCGCCCACGGGTAGCCGAGGAAGGTGTCCATCTGCTGCTCGCGGGCCTCACCCGGTGCCGGCTTCTTGGTGGTCGCGGTCACGCTGGCGATGTCGATGTTGTACTTGGCCATCGTAGCGTACGCCATCCGCAGCGCGTTGTCGCGCTCGCCCTCAGTGGTGCCCTTGTCTGCGGCCAGGGCCAGCATCTTAGCGATGCGGGAAGTGACGCGGTCGGTGTTCTGATTTTCCATTGCTACTATCCTCTATGATTGGTGAAATCGACGGTAAACATTACAACACGGGTGGCCGTGGGCTGTCAATTATTTCGTGTTGTCGGCCCGGGCCAGCGCGGCCTCGGCCTCTTCCCGCGTCTCGTACATGCCGGCCGCCTGCTCGAAGCCGTCGTCGGTCGTCTCGTACACGATCCAACTGCAGCCGGCGCTGTGCAGGTACGAACTGATGCGGCGGGCGGTGACTTTAGGGTGGTTCATGGTGCTATCCTCTATGTTGGTGCGAATCCGAGAAAAGATTAGAACACGGCCGGACAGACCGTGTCAATATGTTGATTACCAGATGCCCAGGGCGCGGTCTTCGATCTCCTGTTCAGCCGACGCCTTGGAGTCCAACATGGCCTCGTACGCGATCTCGCCGTCCTCGTCCGGGATGTAGGTATCCTGGTCGTACCAATAGGAGTCGATGCCCTCGGGGCCGCCGTAGTCCTCGTACTCGATGTAGGCCGTCGCTGCGTTCACCTTTGCTTGTGCCATGTCCGTTATCCTCTATAAGTGAAACCGAGAACATATTACAACACATTGATCATCATTGATACAAGTATATCTGGTCCTGGAGCCTGTGCAGCTGGCCGTTGCGGGCGTGGCTCATGGCGAGCTTCATCTCCTCGACGTCCAGGACCTTGTCGACCCACAACTCGTGCCCGACGAGCAGCGGCTCATGGCCGCGCCACAGCTTGTGCATGTCGTCCTCCAGGTCGTACTTGAGGAGGAACGCGTTGCCGTAGTTGCTCCAATGGCGGCGCAGGAAGTGACCCTGCTCGGCGCGCACTTTAGAGTCGACCTTGAGTTCGAGCCAGCAAAAGACGAACGGCCACTCGATGACCAGGTCGGAGGGGCCGGGACAGCCCGCCTCCATCACTTGGGTGACTTCGCAGCCGGCGCCAGTGAACGCCTTGCGGACCCGCCCGGAATACCTCTGTTCGAGCTTCGTCATGGCCCATGAAACCACGGGAAGAGGCCCGCAGGCAAACCCTCCGAGAGTCAACGAGACCGGCCGACCATATTCGGACGCGACATTCGACCATATTCGGACGCGACGTTACCTTGGTACCACGGTAACGAATATACGATATGCCCTAGGAGATATAGCGTCCGAGATGCCAACCATGTCCACCAACGATGTCCAGCCTCTTGAGGCCCTCCTTCGATAGGTCCGGAAACCATGTCCACGAACGGTGTCCAAATCGATCGAGGCCCTCCTTGGGGTTGGACATGGTTCGTGGACATGGTTCCAAAACCTATCGAAGCGAGGCCCTGGCTGGCTGGACATCGTCGGTGGACATCGTTCCTGTATATACAGACCCTATTGCACTACTCCGCGGTGCCGTGAGCACTCCGGGGGATACCAGAAGAGGGAAACGCGCTACACGGGGCTTAAGTCCGCGCCGGGCGAGGCTTACGATGTCCACGCAATAGGGCTGTCTATACAGTGCGTAATGGGCATTGCGTGGACATCGTAAAGGTCGTCCGCGGTGGGTATAGAGGTTACGTAGCGGGCTCGCTACACGGGCCAGTGCGTGTTACGTGCGCGCACACGAGGGGCGGCCTTGACAGCCTGGCCGCTTGTCATCTAGACGGTCCCGTGGTACAATCGCTGCTCACCCCAGGGAGTGCTTGACCAACATGGCGTTAATCGGATTTGATGTCGAAAGGGGGACTTCCCAGCGCCGGGATCTTGTGATATACTGGCTGCCTGTCGATCGTCCCTCGACCTCCAGCGCCGTTCGTCCGGCCGGCCAATGTCGACGGGGTGAGAGGGACGTGAGACAGATCAACCGACCGAGCCGCCAACAAGTGCCGTCCTGTCAAGGGTTCTCGCAATGAGGCCCGGCCCCGACGAGATCGACATCTGGGGCATGGACTGGGCGAAGCAACGCCGCATCATGCTGGGCATCATCCCGGGTTCGATGATCCCGCTCCGTGACCACATCGGCAAGATCCGCTGCACCCTGGCCCAGGTCCGAGAAGACGGCGACGGAGCCGGTCAGAACACGCTCAACGGTCACCCTAATCAAGACTGGCCCGAGGTCTACACTGGCTTGTCGCTTACTGTCCACCGGGCTTACTCGGTGATGCCCGGTATCAACAAGCAAATCATGAATCTACACTACGTCTGGCGCGAGATCTCGGCGCGGCTCAAGGCCGAGGAGCTTGGAGTATCGCTGGCGCAGTATTGGATACACGTCGGCAACACCAAGTCGTTCCTGTTCGGGGCCGTGACAATAAATAGGCCGGTCGATGTCTCTAGAGCATCTAGATAATCTAGACGCCATCAGCAGGGCCCGCCGCCTGGGGTCAGACGCCGCCGACAGGATTCCCTCGAACGTCTCCCTGGCCCCGCCGCCGACGCCGTCACTGGTCGGTCGGACCGGCTGGCGGCCGAGGAAGGCGCGGAAAGGGGTCTTCCTTCGGCGCGGAGCCCAGACCCGCTACCGTAGTAGCGATCCCCCACCCAGCGCCTGACGGAGAGCCTCCCGTTGGGCCGAACTTTTTACGGTTAATATGTCGAACACCCCCATTCCCACCTCGAAAGTTGACGGCGTCCCGGTTCACCAGGGCGTTGGCCTGGAACACGTGCCGACCGCCAAGCTGCGCCACGAGGTTGCCGCAATGAGCCGTGTCGGGACGCCGCGTCATATGATTGCGGCCTTGGTTAAGATGTCGACGCCTTGTCTCCTCAAGCATTATCAGACGGAGCTTGACGAGGGCAAGGCCAGCGGCGTCTACAGCGTCGGCAAGAACCTGCTAACCCAGTGCCGCAAGGGCAATACCAAGGCCATCATGTTCTACCTGCAGACGCAGGCCGGATGGCGCGTCACCCAGGTCGTGCAGAAGCAGACGCTGGGCGCCGACGGTAACCCGGTCGAGCCGCCGACGGTCAAGGATGCGGGCGATGCAATTCGTGACTTCATGGACCTGCTCGCCAAGCCCAAGGCGGACGACGAGCCTGAAGACGAGTAAGCACGGTGGCGTTCATCCTCGAAGACTTTGACCACAAGAACCCTGATTACCCGGCCGTCATAGCCTGGCGCAAGTCGCTGTTGCTGACATTACGCAGCCGGCCGCAGGCGGTCCTCGACGCGAAGCAGTTCTACAAGGCTTACCCGGCCAAGTTCATCAGCCACTGGGGCTGGACGGTTGACCCGCGCAACGTCGAGCGCAACCTGCCGTCGGTCATTCCTTTCGTGCTGTTCAAGCGCCAGGAGGAGTGGATCGAGTGGTTCCTGGAGCGCTGGCGGGCCGGCGAGCCCGGTATTACCGAGAAGACGCGCGATATGGGCATGAGTTGGCTTACGGTCGCGCTGGCTTGTACGATCTGCCTGTTCAATGACGGTGTGGTCGGTGGCTTCGGCTCCCGCAAGGAGGAGTACGTCGACAAGATCGGCAGCCCCAAGTCGCTGTTCGAGAAGGCCCGTACCTTCATGCAGTGCTTACCGTATGAGTTCCTGGGCGGCTGGGAGCGGTCCAAGCATGCCCCGCACCTGCGTATCCTTTTCCCCGGCACGGGTTCGATGCTCGGTGGCGAGTCCGGCGACGGCATCGGCCGCGGCGACCGGACGAGCTTCTACATCGTCGATGAGGCCGCGTTCCTTGAGCGCCCGCAGCTGGTGGACGCGTCGCTGTCGCAGACGACCCACTGCCGGCAGGACGTCTCGACGCCGAATGGCACCGGCAACCCATTTGCCACGCGCCGCTTCTCGGGCAAGATCAAGGTGTTCACGTTCCATTGGCGCGATGACCCGCGCAAGGACGACGCCTGGTACCAGAAGCAGGTAGACGAACTTGATGAGGTTACGGTCGCGGCCGAGATTGACATCAACTACTCGGCTTCGGTCGAGGGCGTCGTCATCCCCAGCCTGTGGGTACAGGCCGCCATCGGCGCGCACCAGCGCCTGGGCATCTCGCCCACCGGCCGCCGGTATGTGGGTCTGGACGTCGCCGACGAGGGCACCGACAAGAACGCGATGGCCGGCCGCCACGGCTTCCTGCTGGAGTTCCTGCAGTCGTGGTCGGGCAAGGGTTCGGACATCTACAAGACCGTGGTCCGGGCGTTCGCGCTGTGCGACGCGCATGGCTACGACCGGTTCGATTATGACGCCGACGGCCTCGGGGCCGGCGTGCGCGGCGATGCGGAGCGCATCAATCAAGATCGCAAGGATGCCGGCGGCCTGATGATCGCCGACGAGCCCTGGCGCGGCTCGGGCGCGGTGCACGACCCCGAGGGCGAGATGGTGGCGAAGCGTCTCAACAAGGATTACTTCGCCAATGCTAAGGCCCAGGCGTGGTGGGCGCTGCGTCTGAGGTTCGAGAAGGTCCACCGGGCTATCAATGGCCTGGAGTATGACCCGGACGAGATCGTTTCGATAGACCCTGATTTGCCCGAACTGCTGCAGCTGCAGATGGAACTGTCCCAGCCGACGTACTCGATCAACTCGGTGGGTAAGATACTCATTAACAAGACGCCGCAGGGCACCAAGTCACCGAACCTGGCCGATGCTGTGATGATCGCATATCAGCCGGCGAGCCGCGTGTTGGAGACCTGGGAGCTACTGGGAGCATGACGGATGATCGAACAAGTAAGCTGCATACCGGATACCGCTTGGACCGAGGTCCGGCGTTACATTCCGACGCTCAACCTGCTGATCCTGCTGAGCCTCCTATGGTGGGCCACACGCCTGGCGCGGGCCTTCAAGCACGCCTTTATTGACCGGCCGGCCGCCGGCATGTTGCTGTTTAAATATCGCAACGAGTCCGACGCCGAGTACCGCCAGCGCCTGGCCGAGGTGGCGCGGCAGACCTTCGAGTAATGACCGACTCACCCGAACAGGCGGCGCTCAAGGCCGCCAACAGGCTGCTGTATGCAGCGGAAGCGCGGCTGGCCGCCGTGGCGCATCTCGGGGCCAACGGACGGGCTGAGCAGGAGGGTGCACTACTGCAGGCTGAGGACGCAGTCCGCGCCGCGCGGCGGGCCTGGGAAGCGGTCCGGGGGTTTAAATGAGCTGTACTGTCTGGGTATTGTTCCGCGGTGGCCAGTACCTGCAGGACCACAACGTGTGGAGCGTATCACACCGCACTGCGCGACGCTTCGAGACGCACCAGGCGGCGCTCGACCACATAAAGACGCTGCACCCCGCGGTCGGCGTCAAACCAGCAAGGCAGACCATCTTTGAGCAACCGACGCAAGCCCCGCCAGGCTAACACAGGCGCAGCGAGCGTACAGACGTCGGACTCGTTCCAGAACTTCGTCGCTCACGTCGGCCGGGGCACCGGTAACCAGGGCGACAGCGCCCATTATGGATTCAATCCGGTAACCCGCAACCGGATGCAGATGGACTGGGTGTATCGCGGCTCCTGGATCGCGGGCCGCGTGATCGACGTCATGGCCAAGGACATGACGCGTGAAGGCGTCAACATCTTATCGGGCGACGATCCTAAGCGCATCGCCGAGTTCGAGCGCAACATCGATGGCCTGCAGCTGTGGAAGCAGCTGTGTAACCTTGTGCAGTGGGCGCGGCTGTACGGTGGCGCCATCGGCTTCCTGATGGTCGACGGCCAGGACCCATCGACTCCGCTGCGCCTGGAGACGGTGCAGAAGGGCCAGTTCAAGGGCATCCTGCCGATGGACCGCTGGGTCGCCAATCCGTCTCTGCAGGACCTGGTCGAAGACTACGGCATCAATTACGGCAAGCCGATGTTCTACGACACGATGCCGGACACGGGCGGCATGCCGCGCCTGAAGATCCATTACAGCCGTGTGATACGGGTGCTGGGCGTCGAGCTTCCCTATTGGCAGTCGATCACTGAGAACCTATGGGGCCAGTCGGTTCTGGAGCGGCTGTGGGACCGCATGATCGCGTACGACTCGACCACGTCGGGCGTGTCGCAGCTGGTATACAAAGCTCACTTGCGCATCCTCAAGATGGACGGCCTGCGCGACGTCCTGGGCGGCAATAAGGTAGCGCTCAAGGGCATCATGGCGAACATCGACATGATCCGCGCGATGCAGACCAACGAAGGCATCACGCTGCTCGACAAGAAGGACGAGTTCGAGACCCAGAACTACACGTTCTCGGGCCTGGACTCGATCCTGATGCAGTTCGGCGAGCAGCTGGCCGGCGCGACCGAGATCCCGCTGGTGCGCCTGTTCGGGCAGTCGCCGTCGGGATTCTCGACCGGTGACACCGACATCCAGACGTACTACGACACGGTCAAGCAGGCCCAGGTTAACCAGCTGGGGCCGGGCTGCGACACGCTGTACCGGCTCGCGTACATCAGCTACTTCGGCAAGGAGCCGCCCAAGGATTTCAGCCTGGAGTTCCGCTCGCTGTGGCAGATGAACGATGGCCAGAAGGCCGAGATCGCGGACAAGCTGACGACCGCCATCACGGGCGCGTACGATAAGCAGCTGATCGACCGCGCCACCGGCATGCAGGAACTCAAGGCGTCGTCCAAGATCACGGGCGTCTTCACCAATATTGACGACGCGGCGATCAAGGAGGCGGAGAATGATCCCCCGCCGTCTCCCGAGGCTCTCGGGCTGGTCGCGCCAGAACCCCCGGCCGATGCACCGGGAGGTGATCCCGAGGCCGACGGCGAGGACGGCGGAGGCCCGGACCCAGCGCCGGATGCCGAGGCCGGCGCATTCTCGATGTTTGACGCCATGGACGCGGGTTGGGAGGAATCCAAGCATAAGCGTGGCAATGCCAAGAACAAGGGCCAGTTTGGGGCCGGCGGCAGCGGCGCTTCTGCTGCGGCACCCACCGCCCGTGAACGTCACGAGAGTGCGGGCGGCGGTTCCAAGCTGCCGTTCGTTAATGAGTTCCTGGCGAAGCACCCTAACAAGGCGTCGGCATTGGCTGGCATTAAGGCCCTGCCGAAAGAGAAGCTGCAGCAGGCGCGCGAGCTTATTGCCAAGCATGGCCGCGGTGACGACGATGCTAAGTACCTCAAGGAGCTTATCGACGAGGCGCAGCCCGGCGCCGGGGCTGATAAGGAACAGGCTGAGGCCAAAAAGGCCGAGAAGCTGGAGGCCAAGATCGAGAAAAGGGTCGACAAGCTAGTTGAGAGCAAGGTCGCCCAAATGATGCGCGAGGCCGGTATCGAGCCCGGCGAGGGCCTGCCCGCTGATCCGTGGCCCGATCGCAAGACTCGGTCGGACACGCCCAAGGAAAAGGCCGCCATGGAGAAGCTGTTCGCCAAACAGTCGGACCAGGAGCTCAAGGATCGGTTGGCGATGCTTAAGGAGCAGGTCAAGGAAAACCGCCACGTTGAGCGCGGCATCGAGGCCATCGAGAAGGAGCTCGAAGCACGCAAAGATCCCGATGACCTCAGTAAACGACCCAGGCGTGACTATAACGCTAAGGAAAAGGCGGCGCTGGCCAAGCTCAAGGCCAAGTCGACCAAGGATTCGTTTTTTGCCCGGCTGTGGCGCGCGGCGAAGGCCGCGGTTGAGTAATGGCGCGGCGCGACCCGCGGCGCCACGACCGCTACCGCGTCAAATCCGGCCGCGCTGAGCGCGATTATTACCGGTCGCTGCGCGACGTTGCGGCACACATTGGGACGATGGTCGGGGCGTTCCCGCCCCTGGACGATTCGCTGCTGGGCGAACTGCTCGGTATGCTGCGGGCGTATTCCAAGGCACTCAGGCCCTGGGCACGGCGCACGGCGCACCGCATGCTGGAGGAAGTTAACCGGCGCGACATCGACACCTGGGAGCAGTTGTCGAAGGACATGTCCACCCAGCTGCAGCACGACATCCGGCGCACTCCGGTGGGCTCAACCATCGCGCGGCTCATGGCGGAGCAGACGGAGCTTATCACGTCGCTGCCGACCAAGGCCGCGGAGCGCATTCAGCTGCTCACGCTGGAGGCGCGCACGACGACTGGCGCCCGCTCGATGGAGATCGCCAGGGCCGTACTGGCAACTGGCGAGGTCACCAAGGCCCGCGCCCAGCTGATCGCGCGCACCGAGGTGGCCAAGGCGGCCTCGAACTTGACGATGGCGCGGGCGGCCCAGGCGGGCTCGACCCACTATATCTGGCGCACGGTCGAGGACGCGAGCGTCCGGCCGGGCCACCACGCGATGGACGGCAAGATCTGCGATTGGGCAAGCCCGCCGGCCGTCAACGAAAATGGTCGCATCATGTACCACCACCCCGGCTGCATCTGGAATTGCAGGTGCTGGGCTCAGTCAATTCTTCCCGATTAACTAGGACGGAACACCCTCATGGCCTCACTTGCGAACGGTACAGAAACCAGTATCCTGCAGTTGCTGTTCAACGCGACCACGTGGACATCGATTGCAGTCAACGCGACCACGTCGCCGGCCACCAACCTGTACGTGTCGCTACATAATGCCGACCCGCTCGAAGGCGGCAGCCAGTCGACCAGTGAGACCGCCTACACCAATTATGCCCGCGTCGCGGTGGCGCGTACTACCGGCGGCTGGTCGGTGTCGGGCAACAACCCGGCCCAGGTCTCCAACGTCGCCGCCATCACCTTCGCGCAGTGCGGCGCGACCGGTGACACGCTCACCTATTTCGGCCTGGGTCTGTCGGCCTCGGGCGCTGGCACGCTGCTCATGTCCGGCCCCATCGGCCCCGGCCCCGCGTACGGGTTCACCTGCACCTCGGCGTCGCCTGGTACGCTCACGGTCCCGGGCTCGTCGCTTACTGTCAACCAGCGCGTCATGGTCTACGGCCTTGGCCCTGGCCTCACGCTGCCCACCGGCATTACCGAGGGCACGGTGTACTATGTGGGCACGGTCACCGGCACCGCGGTGACGCTGTCGACCACGACCGCCAACGGCTCGCCCGTCAACACGACCTCGGTCGGTGCCGGCGTGCTGCTGCCCTGCTCGCCGCTGGCCGTGTCCAGCAACATCACGCCGTCATTTGCAGCCGGCGCGCTGATTTCGTATCTGAACTAAGGACGCGCCATGGCTTCGCAATCATGGGGCCAGATGCTCGCTTCCATTCCGGCAGCGGGCACGCTCTACAACACGTACACCACGGCGAAGTCGATTTTGTCCTCGACGCCGGTCACCGAGGCGTCGTCGGGGTTGGTGCAATTGCCGTCCGGATTCTTTAAGCGCGGCTCGTGCATGGAGATCGACCTGGACTTCGGGTTGTCGAACATCGTGACGACCCCGGGTACGTTCACGATCCAAGTCATGCTCGGCTCCATCATCGTGTTCACGACCGGCGCGGTGGCGTTGACCACGACCGCGAACACGTTGGCTCCGGTGAAGTGCAAGATTTCGTTAACGGTGCGCCAAGAGGGTGTGACGACGAACGCCTTGATGATGGGTCAGGCATGGCTGCAAGGCATCAACATTGCGCAAACCTCCGGTCTCGCCAACAACGCGGCGGGTACCGGCAACACGATGGCACCCCAAACGGCACCGGCCGTTGGTACCGGCTTCGACTCGACCGTCGCCAACACGCTCGACATATGGGCGGGCTTCTCGATCTCGAACGCGGGCAACGGTATTCAATTGCAGCAATACCGCGCGATCTCATGGGGCAACACGGCGGTCTAACCGTATAGGACGACCATGACGACAGTCGTCCAGAGCGTCGGCATCTCGGCGTGGGGCGGCGTCGCCTCCAAGACATTCTCGCTCGCGGCAACCAGCGCGGGCAACCTGCTCGTGATTACGCTGTCGATCGAAGGCAGCACCGCGTCGTTCACCTCGGCGGCCATCACCGACAACATAGGGACCAACACCTACTCGCTTGCGGTGTCGGCGGCCGGCGCGAATTTTAAGTCGTCGTTTGTATATTACTGTCTGTCGACGGCGGCAGGTGTCACGAGCATCACGGTCACGCCCAACAGCGGCGGCGGCACGGCGTACGGCGTGGGCTCGATCCAGGAGGTCTCTGGCGGCCCGTTCACGTTGGACCGCACCGGAACGTTCGCCACCTCCGGTGTCGTCAGCACCTTCACGGTCACAGCATCGGCCGCCGACGTGGGTACGGCCGACTTCGTCACCGCGACGCTGGGCGTCTCGACCAATAACGCCTCGACCGGGCTGTCGAGCCCGGCCGGCTGGACGCAGGCGGTTGTCAACCAAAACGACAATGCCGACGCCGCGGGCGAGACCAACTACCGCATCAACACAAGCGCGGTAACCGACACGATCACGTGGACCGACACGGCGGCGTCAGCGACCAATGACCGCGCGATCATCGCGTCGTTCCAGACGAGCGCCACGGGCGCGGTCGTCACCCCGGCTGGTCGACCCATCGGCGCTTTCCGCGCCCCCGGCCGCTCACCCGGCACGACCGGCGCGCGCTTCGAACAAGTTCGGTTGTCCACGGTACAGCCGGTCGTAGTCACGACGGCCGCGATCACGGGCTCGACGCTAGGTGCCGGCATTACCACGGGCGTAAGCCTGGGCTCCGCGACCCTGGTGGCGCAGGCGATATCCGATGCCCTGGCCGCAGGCCAGGCAGCCGGCGCCGGCACACTGCGGGGTTACTCACTGGCCGACAGTAGTGGTGCCTCGTCACCGGCAGCCGGCGCCCTGGCCGTCGTGGGCTCCGCGCTGTCGGACGCGCTGGCCGTGGGGTCGAGCGCGGCGCAGCTGGCGCTCACCGGCAGCGCCCTGGCCACGAGCGTCGCTCAGGCCGCGGGTACGGGCGCCCTGGCGATGATCGGCGAGGCCCTAGCCGTCGCACTGATCAGCGGCAACAGTACCCTGTCGCTGGCGCTCACCGGCAGCGCCCTGGGCGCGTCGCTGGCCGCGGGTAACCCGACCGGGTTTGCGGTCCTGTCGGGCACCACCCTGGGCGCGGCCATAGCCAGCGCGAGTTCGTCGCAGGTCCTGACACTGGTCGCCCAGTCAATAGCTGCGGCAGTCAGTGGGGGTAGTGCGGCCGGCGCCGGCTTGTTGTCGGGCTCGACGGTCGCGGCCTCGCTTGATTCGGCCACCGGGACCGCCACCCTGGCGCTGGCCGGGCAGGCCATTGCTGACAACATCGCGGCGGGCTCCGTCCTGGGCGCGCTGGTCCTGAACGGCCAGGCCATCGGCGTGGCGCTCGCCGCCGGTAATGGCGGCATCACGGTCCTGATCTCGGGCTCGACGCTGGCGGACATGCTGGGCGCCGGCCAGGTGCTGGGCGCGCTCGCGATATCGGGCCGCACGGTTGCCGATTCATTAATCAGTGGCCAGGTGCTGGGCGCCGCGGCCCTCGGAGCCTCGTCCTTGGGCGCGAGCCTGGGGGTCGGTACACCGGTAGCCACCCTGGGCCTCAATGGCCAGACGCTGGCCGCGTCGCTCGCCACGGCGTATGCGCTCGGCGCGGGCGCCCTGTCCGGTGCCACGCTCAGCGCGTCGACCGCGCAGGCCGGCATTACGGGCGCGATCAGCGTCGCCGCTGCGGCCATCTCGGGCTTTTACGGCTCAGGGTCGACGACGGCGTCCGCGGTCCTCAGCGGCTCGGGCCGGGCGATCGCGGCGTCCATTGCCGTAGGGCCGATGACAGGTTCCGCTGCCATGAGTGGCTACGGCATCACCGCGCAACTCTCGTACGGGGTTCCCCTAGCTCTCGCGAACATCACCGGCTCATCCCTCGGTGACTCGCTGAGTTTTGCGTCCCTTGGCGGTGCCGTATTTTTTACAGGACAGGCGCAGGGAGCGGGTCTCTCCGCGGGTTCCGCTATGGGCGCTGCTGCCATCTCGGGCGGCGCAATAACATCCTCCATAGCGCAGGGCCAGGCAGGCGGCACCGCGTCCATAGCGGGCCAGTCGCAGGCCGTGTTGGTTGCCACGGGCTCGACCAGTGGCGCCGCGCAGCTGTTTGCCGCCGGCCAGGACGTCGTCGCCTCGATGACCTATGGCCAGGTAGGCGGCGGCGCCGCGATCATCGGCCAGTCCCAGGCGGCCTCGGTCGCTGCCGGGCAAGTGCAGGGCGCCGCTGCACTTGCTGGTGCGGCGATAGCTGATGGCGTGATTTCCGGCATGACCGGGGGCGCCGCGGCGCTTTACGCGGGCGGCCTGGCGGTGTCGGCTCAACTAACCAGCGGCCAGGCATCGGGTGCCGCGGCGCTCGCGGCCCGGGCCCTCGGCTACGGCCTGGTGCAGGCCGCCATCGGTGGCGCGGCACCCCTACAGGGCGCGGCTCAGGCGGCGTGGCTTGCCTACGCGACGCCCACCGGCCTCGCAGTGTTGCAGGGCTCGACGCTGGCGTCGGCAGTAATGCGGGCCGCGGCC